CTACATCACCGGGCAATCATCAAACTCACCTGTTCGCGCATCGTTGATGATGTACGTGATGACTCCGAAGATTGGTAGCGCTCCGCTGATGCCCTCGTCGTTGCCTGGTAACCTTTCCTTTCTCCCGTTCGCCACATTCTCCAGATGCGGATGCGGGTATGTGCGATACCTCTTTACTTTAAACTCACCGTTGCAGTCACAGATAAGCAGCGAGCCGTCACACGGCTTAAGCGACGAATCAATCACAAGCAGCGCATCCTTCATGATGCCGCACCTGTAGATAGTCTCACCAGCACGCATGTAGTACGTGGCGGCTGGTTTCTGGATAAGCGCCTCATCAAGCGACAGGCGCGATTCAACGTAATCAGCAGCTGGACTCGGGAATCCCATAACTCACCTCCGATAGTTACTGTATATGCATACAGTATTATCGATCGGCGGTATCGATCAATAGTCTTTGTGGTGCTACACTTCAGACCTTTCAGAATTCACTGATTTCTATAATGTTAAAGTTATTCGCCAAGTACACATCAATAGGTGTTATCAACACGCTCATTCACTGGGTGGTGTTCGCCGTTTGCATTTACGCATTCCATACAGGTCAGGCACTTGGCAACTTCGCCGGGTTTGTCGTGGCGGTGTCTTTTAGCTTCTTTGCAAATGCGAGATTTACGTTCAAGTCATCCACAACAACCATGAGATACATGCTTTACGTCGGGTTTATGGGCTCGCTTAGCGCAATTGTTGGATGGTGCGCTGATAGGTCGGGCATGGCTCCGATCTTAACTCTCATTCTTTTCTCTGCCATCAGCCTGGTGTGCGGGTTCATCTATTCAAAATTCATTGTCTTTAGGGATGCGAAATGAAAATTTCTCTGGTCGTTCCGGTATTTAATGAAGAGGAAGCAATTCCTATCTTCTATAAAACCGTTCGGGAATTTGAAGGGCTTCAGCTGCATGAGGTCGAGATCGTCTTCATCAATGACGGCAGCAAAGATGCGACAGAATCAATTATTAACGCGCTTGCTGTTGCAGACCCGCTCGTGGTGCCGCTGTCGTTCACACGCAACTTTGGGAAAGAGCCTGCGCTATTCGCTGGTCTTGATCGCGCCACTGGAGAAGCGATTATCCCAATTGACGTCGACTTACAGGACCCTATCGAGGTTATTCCGCACCTTATTGAAAAGTGGCAGGCCGGGGCTGATATGGTTCTGGCTAAACGCTCTGATCGCTCCACAGATGGCAGACTGAAGCGCAAGACCGCTGAATGGTTCTATAAGCTGCACAACAAAATCAGCAATCCAAAGATCGAGGAAAACGTTGGTGATTTCCGTCTGATGTCTCGCGAGGTAGTGGAAAACATCAAACTCATGCCGGAACGAAATCTGTTCATGAAAGGCGTGCTGAGCTGGGTTGGTGGCCGCACTGATGTTGTTGAATATGCCCGCGCAGAACGAGTTGCCGGCAGCACCAAATTCAACGGCTGGAAGCTATGGAACCTGGCACTTGAGGGGATCACAAGCTTCTCAACATTCCCTCTCCGCATGTGGACCTACATAGGTTTACTGGTTGCTGGCGTTGCGTTCATCTACGGCGCGTGGATGATTATAGACACCCTCGCCTTCGGTAATGCAGTTCGCGGATACCCATCATTACTTGTGTCTATCCTTTTCCTTGGCGGCATCCAGCTTATAGGGATTGGGGTTCTTGGTGAGTACATTGGCAGGATTTATGTGGAAGTGAAAAACAGACCTAGATACTTATTAAAGAGTGATAAGAAATGAACGGATACATAAAAACGGATAAGGTTTTCTTATTTTTCGCTATATTTGCGGTGACTTTCATTCTGTTCGTTTTGCGTCGACCAGATCTAATCACTAACCCTCAGTTTTGGGCTGAAGATGGAAGGTATTGGTACCATCAAGCATATACACTTGGTCCACTCCATTCTATTATTCTTCCCCAGAATGGATATTACCAGTCTATCTCCAAAATTACTGCATCACTCTCTCTTGCACTACCTCTGTGGTGCGCGCCTATATTTTTCAATGTTATAGCAATCTCCATCCGATGCTTTGTGGTAATGTTTTTACTCTCATCAAGAATGAGTTCATACAAACTATTACCAAGGTTTATTCTGGCTATATTCATTATTGCAATGCCTCATGTTAGTGAGGTTCATGCAAACATAACCAATGCACACTGGTATTTATCAATGTGGCTATTTATGGTTATAATCTCGAACAAGCCTGACGGCACCTACTGGAAAATGCATGATTTTTTAATCTTGTTATTATCAGGACTAAGTGGTCCTTTTATAGTTTTTCTGGCGCCGGTTGTAGCCCTCAAATTGGTTGATGGAAGAGTATTCCAAAATCCATTCAAAACAATACGTAATGCCATAAGAAATTTAGACGCTTTTTCTATAGCGTTTATCTTTGTGTGTCTTATACAGGTTGTGGCAATTTTGATTTCTTCAACTGCTGATAGAAGCCAGGCTCCGCTTGGAGCAAGCCTTGACCTGCTCATTACAATACTATCATCTAAAATATTTGCTGGCTTTGCTTTAACTACAGCCAAGACAATTGAGCTTTGGAATTCTGGCATATACAATTACGTGATATGTCTTATTTCAATCGCTATCATATGCTGCGTTCTTATCAAAGGAACATGGCGAGAGTGGTCCATGGTGATTTTCCCCGCACTGATGATTGGTTTTGCACTTGCCAAGCCAATGATTAGCAATACAGAACCACAATGGTCTATAATAATGAGTGGTGGTGCAGAGCGGTATTTTGTTATCCCAAATGTATTCTGGGCTTCAATATTGCTTTCTTTTTTAGGCGGCTTTAATTCTTGGTCTAAGTATTTGCACTCTGCTTTTCTGGTGGTGATACTGGTGATGTCGCACTATACATATAAATTAAAAACTCTTCCAGATAATAAATGGATAGAAAGCGTGAATGCGTTTGAAAATGCGCCTGCTGGAGATGAGGTAAGCCTCCCCATAAATCCAAGAGGCTGGGTTATGGTATTGGAAAAAAAATAAAAACATAGTGCAGGTGCATATATTTGCACCTGCACTTATCATATTTTTGCTTCCCAATAAACTGTCGCATCTGAACCGGGAGCAGTTGCGATGGTTATTGTGAATGTTGTTGCTCCCAATGTCGTCGCTCTTACTTGTGACGTTGCGTTTGCCCCGGCAGTTAGGTTAACCGAGGATGGTGCAAGCGCCAGCCCGTGGTTAACTGTAATTGATGTAGATCCCGCAGGAATGACTGCTGACCCATGATTATCCGATATGAATCCACCGTTATTTGTTACTTTTGGTATGACCCCACCCAAAAATACAGGTGCTGAAGGGTTATCATTGCGGTCAAAAGAGCACCCTATTACTCGATAGTTAGAATTACCAGCGCTAAAAATGCAGTTATTTACCGCAGATAGCCTAAAGTGCATACCCTCAAAAAGATACCCAGAGGTGGGGAGCGGTATATCGACAAGAGGGCCGCTTGCCGTAGATGAAGGATTTATTATTGCGCCACGCATTCTAATTCTTATAACTGAACTTGAAATTGTAACTGGTTTATTTCTGGCACTTACACTAACAATCTCGCAATCAAAGCCAAACGTATTATTAGTAACGCGAAGACTTTCATTATCATCTCTTGAATAATGTCTAACCTTACCGGCCCCCCAGCCGTCAAGAATAACTCCACAATCTCGAGAGTTGCTAGTGTCAATATTAATCCACGAACTTGAATCCCCCTGAAGGAATGCCCCCGCAGCAACATGAAGGCCACGATAGCTGCTTCCTACGTGCATACTTTCAATATGAACAGTGTCGCATGTCCAGCCATCGTCGGAGGGCTGAAACCTCATTTGTTCTACGGTACCCGCGCTTTCATCACCAAGGTTGATGGCCAGCAAGTGCAATGTTTTACAACCTTTAAAAATAAGGCCGTTATTAGTCTGCCATCCGGATTCCATATGGTGGATAGTTAAATCTAGTGCCTTATTAAACACAGGCCCAAACATATCCCACAGCGAATACCAGGTTACGATCTCTCCGAAGTTAGACAGGTCTCCAGAACGACCATCGGCCCACAATGACTGACCGCACTGTGTAGCAACCGCAGTGCCTGTGCTAATCCTGCGGAACATCATCCCGGAGGTCTTCCACGTCTGCCCGGTTACCCCATCAGAATTACGTTCGGTAACATGGATGACACGGCCTTTGTAGTTTTCCGCTTGAATGTCAAACCCGCATTGACGACACGCTTGAATGAACACGCCAATTTGCGCCCCCGTCGGCATTGTACTTGTGCCATAGGTTGGCGTTCCTCCAGACCAAACACCCCCTCCTTGGAAACTAAATTTAAATTCCGACATGAGCGTGTCTAAAATCTTCAGGCAAATGCCAGTATCGGTGTCAGCAAATATAGGAGTGGAAAATAAAATTGAGCAGTTCTTTCTACCTTTGAAATCGGCTATAACTGTAGACGTCAGGCGATAAAGTGCACCTGGTCCAGAGATGAGCTGCCTGCCATTTGCTGCTGTCACCCAAGCAAATGCCAACTGCATTGCCGCGGTGTCGTCAGTTAAGCCATCACCCTTAGCACCAAAAGATTCTGGCGTTCTGATAAGGTATTGGCTGCTAAGCATGGATCGCAGCACCGCATCGCCTACACTCAACCATGCACCAGGACCTATCCCACCGGAAGTTTCAGGTGTTGATCCTGATGGAACCGATTTCGGAAGAGGCCCATCCCAGCGATAATATTCGCCAGTAGCTTCAAATCGAAGAACCTGATTAGGCAGCGACAATGTATTACCATCTTCAAAGCTATCTAGCGTCACGTATCCAAACGCAGAAATAGCCTGCTGCGCCAGCCATCGCAAGCCTTCGATTGTGTAATGCTCATTCCCGAACCGGTCGACATAAGTGTTTACCAGTGAGGTAACGAACTCGTCAATTTTCCCAGCGTTAAACTTCAGATCGCGCGGTGATTCGCTTGGAACAGGCAGGTTTGTTGGTGTCGTAGCCATATTGATTCCATAAAAAAACCCGGCAAGGTGGCCGGGTTCGGTTGGTCGGGGACGGTTCTTATTGGTAGATTGCGTCGCTGTACTCCGCGACCGTCAGTGAAACCGTATTATCTGTGTTCGGTTTGATGCTGTTGACCGTCCATAGCTGACTGTCCAGTTCCTCAACTGTCGCGATCAGATAACGCGACGGTAGCTGCACAGTGTCTCCGTTCCATATGTTGAGCTGAATGTTGGGTATTGCTGCGGTGAATCCGTACTTCGTGTCGCTGCGGGCGGTGGCCGGATAGCGCAGAGTTGGGTTGCCCAGACTGTCTGTCACCAGCACATACATCGAGCCGGTAAACACGATCGGCTCGCTGGTATCGAAGTTATTCCCGGCGTGTCCGGTGATGTAACCCTGCTGCTGGTTGCTGTCGTAGATGTCCGGCATCTGAATGACGCTACCGACCTGGATAATGCCGTCCTCAAACACTTTGGCGTTCATCTTCACGCGTGAGTAAATGAGGCGTTTGGTTTCGCGTAACGCGCGCTCCCGGGCCTGATACTCATTACGGAAGCCGACGATCTCCAGCTTGTTTGGGTTTTCCGCTTCCTGCTCAACGATGGCACCGTTCAGCACGCGGTAGTTGATGTACGTCTTGTTGTTCGTGGTCGGGTGAACGTAGGACACCTGCACGCCGTCATAACCGCCTGGAAGAGTAGCTTCGTACGTCATTTTGTACTCGTCCGTCTTCATGTTGGCCCGGTTGAATACGGCCGCCGGGTAATCAACCTTCTGGTCTCGAGTAAACGTCAGCACGCCGTCATCCCAGTACGCCACCACCGACGCCGCATTGCAGATCGCCTGCACGCGGTCGCCGAGTGAGTCGTTCTCGTCGTCAAACGTGTAGTCGAAGTAGCCCAGTCGCTCATCAGGCAGACTTTCGGCGATCGAGTACAGCCCGTACAGGTCAATGCTGCTTACCGACTGCTCACCCATGATGAGCCAGGTGTGAGCCACTGCATCAGCGAACGAGCGCGACGGCCGCAGTGTATAATCCACCGTCTGCGTGTCCAGGTCGTACGTAATGGTGTGGCGCGTCACCAGTGCGTTATATTTGCGCTCGCGGCTGCCAAGAGCGTTCTCTGTCGCCCGGACTTTTACTCGCACAAGCGTGTCGGTCGGGTGAACGACGTTTGTCCTGATGTTGATGCTGTGGATCTCTTCGACCTTGAGCAGTGACGCGTCACCGGAGTTATCCGTGCGCTGGAAGCTGACCGCGTATTTCCCGAAGCCGCCGGCCGGAGTGATCTTGTCAGTGCGATAAAACACCTCACTCGTCGACTGGTGCGGCGTCGTCTGCCGGTACGTAAAAGTCTGTTGTGTGCCTGGCACCTGGTTGTAGTCGTCGTCGATTTTCCAGATGACCACCTTCCAGTTCGTTTCTTTCTTGCCGCCCAAGCTGGATTGGGTATGAAGCCACAGCTGGGTTGACTCAACTGGAGAGAAGAACGGCCCAACCACCAGCGCCTCGTTATCGTTGAGGATGAATTTCGTGGTGTTGATCGTGGCATTCGCCGGGATGTCCTGCGGCCCCTCCAGTTGGTTCATCGTGAACGTGTACCAGCGCACCGGGTTAACCACAGCGCCGTCGTTTGTTTCAACGGCGGAGATCAGCGTGCCGGAGAATGTCGCGTCAGTGGTTACGCTGCCTGATGCTGTGTTGTACGTAACGTTGATGGTGAAGGTAACCGCATGCGGCAGCACCAGCCCCATAAAGTAGTCAAACTCGGCCTGCTTCACGATTTTCATCGCTATCTGGCCGCCGGAATACGTTCCGCTGACCACAGTGGTTGCAGTCGCGCTCTCTACCGGGAAATCGCTGGCTTCGTTCTGCCCGGGGACCTCCTGCCCGTCGACATCATCGAACCCGTAGCCTTCGACGATCTGCGGGATAACTTCACCTGGCTCGAAGAACTGGTATTCAGCACCTGCCATGCTACCCAGGCTAGATTCTGAGTAGCGAATAGATTCACGGTCATATTTTCCAATACCGACGCACATCCACTCGGTTACGAACTTCAGGCCTCCGTCGGTAGACGTCTGGTGAACGTATTCGAATACAGATTCCTGAATCAGGTCCGGGAAAGAGCGGATTTGGCCGTAGATGTCCGGCTTGGCCTTATATACGCGCGCGGTGTTTGTCTGACCGGTCAGGCTATTGTTGGGCGAGTCGACGGTATTGCCGCCGTTGTTTGCGATAGCTGGCTTCGGTGCAAGGAAAGAAAATACTTGGCCAACCACTTTAAATATCGGGCTGAGGATATCGCCGACAATGCCCTTTGGCTGGTCGAATATCTGGATGTGGTCCAGCTCGCTCAGTTCAAACGCCAGCTCATCATCGTCGCCCAGCTTTACGCCGTTGCGGACGATCAGCAGATCGCGGTGAAAGGTAGCGTCATTGGCCGCCAGCCAGTCATAAAAAAGGGTGCCGTTTGGCACCCTGCAACGCAGCTTAGGCGTTCCTGGAAAATTCGATATCTCAACCAGCGCCATAAGAAAAATACTCCACTTTGGTGAATGCCCGCTGAATGACCAGCAACGAGTCCATGCGCACGCTTCCGTTCTCTCCACGCGAGTGCAGCGCCTGCCGGTTCAGTACCAGGCCAACGTGCGCCGGTTGCGCGCCGCGGTACCCGACAAATATCCCGCCATCGACAGGTTTATCGACCTGGCGCCAGAAAACAACGTCACCCTGATAGCAGGTGAAGAAGTCCGCCCCGGCTTCGTAACCCGGCGTCTGGTGCAGCTCAAGGCCGAGGACATGGCGGTAATACAACACGCACAATCCCCAGCAGTCGACTTTCTCGAACGAGCAGGCCCGGTTAGCCCACGGCACACCGATGACCAGCCGAATAAATTCATCTTTAGTCATGAGTATGCCTTATAGGTACTGGAGTCCAGTGTATTCGCGGGGATCGTATAATTTTCCAATATTATTATTGAGCGGGTTGGTCACAGACAGAGTGACCGATGCGGCATCAGCATCGATATCCACCGTCTTGACGTAAAGCTGCCACGACTTAATCGGCACCGACACATCGCCGCTGTCAAAGATCTGCCTGGTGGCCGTGATGGCCGTCAGACGGGCTGCACCCTTCCACTGTTTCATCAGCGCTTTGATGTCAGACGACAGCCGACCAAGCTTCACCGTCGCGTCGATAACTGGAGTACCGCTCTGCTGGCTCTCTTCGATTTCAAAGCGCGCTGGCGTGTACGTCTGGCCGCCGAGCGTCTTCGGGAAGAACTGCTTATCGACCAGGCGGACATAGCCGAAGGATGGATGGTAGAACGTGATGGTGTCGTACAGTCCGCGCGTCGGGCGCTGCTGCTTATAAGCTCTGAAGGTAGGCATCACGGCACTCTCGGTAAAGATTCCGGGTCGCGCCCGTCAGGATAACCTGTAACAACGATATCCAGCCACGAATCCCACGGCGGCGGAAGTTCAACAATGATATCGTCGAACTCGTCGTCAGCGTTATAGAGGTGGTTCGCAATAACGGTCCCCGTCCAGGTCACTACCCCGCAGTCGATACTGGTTTGGACTGGCATCTGCGTGAAGTGAAGCTCCTGCAATTGCAGGCCACTGCCGCCAAGATTGATATTCATCCGGAACCAGTTCAGGCCACGATTGAGATAGTTCGGGCTGCGTAGCCACTGCTGGAAAGCGCGCTCCTGCGCAAGAGTGAAGATCCACGTCAGTGACCAGGTCACTTTAAGGTCGTCGGTTTGGTTCTCGAAGATAGCCGGGCCGACCGCTGGCTGATCGGTCTGAAACCCGGTATCAAGCGTCATGTTTTTGCTGGCCTTCTGCGCCAGCGGCAGCCAGTCGGGATAGTCGATAATTGGCATCTAAACTCCAGGCATTAAAAAACCCGCCGGAGCGGGTTTGCTTAATCAACAAGCCGGGGCCCGGTTGGTGCCTCGTAGATATTGATTTTTATGTCAACGATTTCGCCATTATTGGTAAATTCCAGCTCTTCCCCAGCAGGCGTTATTCCCTTGATTGTTGATCCATCACTTAGAGTAAACACAAACTCGACCGCCCTGTTCGGGCGTATCCTGTGTGGTTTACCTATCTCCGTTGGTATTGACTGCACTTCGCCCGGCTCAATTACCACGTAAATCTCCTTATCCCTGACCGTTCGGGGTTCTTTTCACGTTGAAATTACTGGTTATACCCTGACTTATCGGGCCACCATTATTCAAATCCGCGATAATCGTAGTGAGGGTAATACTACCATCTGAGTTCACAGTTCCCTGAGAATCAACAGTAGCAGAGGTGTAATTCTGCACGATATTGTTGATTATTACACCACTCCCGCTCTGCATATCCTTGTTGCTAATTACCTTGCCGTTGTCGCCCGGTATCATGTACTGCTTACCGGTACTGGCCTGGTAAATCTCAGGTTTCCCTCGCTCACCGACCTGATAAAGACCTCCTGCATTCACCGGGCCGCCATTGTAACGCATACCGGTTAAAGCAAGGCCCTGTGCCAGGCCTACCGTTGAAGCAATTCCTGTCATGGCAGGAACTGAGTTGGCCCCAAATGAAGCGAGGCTCGCCATGGCGGCGGCAGGAGCCCAAGCTGTAGCCAAGATTGCAGCCTGAGATGCTCCAGCAGCAGTAGCCGCTGCGCCCAATGTCTGACCGATAATGAAGTTTTTGAGAGCCTCAACCCCAACCTGGACTAGTGCATTAACCACGCTGTTCAGCATCGTATTCCCGAGCGAACGCATAGCATCCTGAGCTGACATCGTTCCGGTGATCAGCCCGGTTAACGCATTGGATGCATTGCCTGAAAACGCATCTACTGCACTTGTCAGCATGCTGTACCCCAGACTCTGCTGGCTAAGAAGCTCCCATTGTGCAGCGGTTCTTTGCTGCTCATACTGCGTATCGGCAGCATTTTTAAGGGCTAATGCATTCTGGTGAGCTAATAACCCCTGCTGCTCGAACTGTTGGATAAGGGCCAGTTGCTGTGCATGCTGATTAGCTAATTGCTGCACTGGATCAACCTGTGCAACTGCCTCTTGCTGTGGCGTCACCGCCTGCTGCGCGCGGATTTTTGCGAGGTTTGCCTGGTGTGTGGCCTCGAGTCTTTCAGATGTCTGATTGAACTGCTCCAGACTGATTTTCTTAGCAGCCAGAGCAGTATTCAGATCCTGAACATCCTGCTTATAGCTTGCATTTTCGCGCGCTTCTGGCAGGAGTTTCTCGGCTGCGGCTTGTGCTTTGAGTGCGTTGACCGTATCCCATTTTGCCGCCGCGTACTGCCCAGCCAGCGCGATCTGTTCTTTAGTGGCTCCTTTTCCAAGAGACTGCTGCGCATTCAGGATCGCCTGCTCGCGACTCAGATTATTGGTTGAGTCGGCAGCGAGCTCTGACTGCTGTTTGAGGTTAGCAAGTTTTTGAGCAATAGAATCAGCTTGGGAGGCGCCTTTCTTTTGCTCTGACTGAAATGTTTTCTGCGCCTGCGTGTTTTTGAACGTGGCAGCAGCATCGTCCTGCATCTGCTTGGTGTGTGGATCATCCTTAGCAAATCCTGCATCTTCGGCAGCGTATTGCGCCTGCAACCGCGCGCGGGCCTCACCCTGGAGCTTAGACAGTGCCAGATTGCGTTCTGACTGCTTTATAAGGTTCTTCTGCCCTGAGGTAAGATTGTCGACCTCTTTTTTCATTCCGGAGAGATTGATCTGGGCCTCGCCAGCTACTCGAACGAGTTCCGTCAGCGGGCCAAGGAACGTCCTTATTGCATCAGCACCTGACTTTGTCGAACTCTCTGTGCTCTGAAGTTCAAGAACGAGCCTTTGTAGTGCTTCAGGCGTTGGATTGTTCGCCACATCAGAGAGTTGCTTGCTTAGCTCGAATGCGCGCTGCTCAGACACGCCAAATTTATCCGCAAGCGTGGTTACTGTGTTCTGGATCGCGTTGGCGTTAACGGTGAACTTTGCCCCGGCGTCCCTTGCTTGCTCCATGGCGGCCGAGTAGTTTCCAGCTGTTGCCCCGACTGTAGAAAGGTTTTTGTTGAATTCATCGATGGAGGCAATACCACCAACGAAAGAAGTCTTCAACTTGTCGGTGAATCCAACGATAGAACTGGAAGCATCGTTGATGGATTTAGGGATCTTCGCTATGGCAGCGTTGTACTCAATCATTGCCTGATTTCTCAGGATGGTTGCTGCCTCGGCATTTGTTCTTGCCAAGTTCGCGTACTTATCAGACAGAGCGGCCACGCCATTTTGGGAAATGGTGATCACCTTATCCATCGCTTCGGCTGCATCTTTCAGCGCGTCCATGGCGTTCTTTCCACCATTAAGCGACGTAATCAGCACGCCAGCGATGACAGAGCTCAAAGCGATCACTGCGCCAACTACCGCGCCGCCTGGACCAAACGCGCCAGCGAGCTGCGAGCCCTGCTGGGCGAATGCTACCAATGCAGACTGCCCGCCCTGGACTTGTACGATAAAGTCCTGCACCTGGTAACCGGCCTGCTGCATGCTGGTTTTCCAGCTGCCAGTGCCTTTTGCACCATTTTCAACGCCAGTCTTCATGTCATACAGGCGACCGGTAAGCTCGCCGATCTTCTGCTTTTCTTCGTCTGTCGCTTTCGACCCGGCGCGCAACTGTGCAGCCAGGACTGCGGCACTGCGCGCGCCGTTCTCCTGCGCTTCATCCAGCACAGCCAGCTGGTTACCCAGCGCCTCGATGATTGATTCCGCACGGCTGAATTCACTGCTCGCACCACCGGTGCCGCTTCTGGCCTCTTCCATAGCGCGGGCAATGCCACTCACGTTGGTGTTCAGCTTGCGCAGCTGGTTGTCCATAGAGTTGGCATATCCAGCCAGTTCTGTAAACGCGGACCCTGTCTGAGACGCGCTCTGGTCAAGGTTATCCATGCCCTTTCCGGACTGCTGGGCCGCAGCATCCAGTTTATCCAGAGCATCAATGGCCTGTTTGCCGCCTTGTAACAGCGGCTCAACGTCGGCGCTGATTTCATAAACGATGCTACCGGCGTTCTTCTCACCTGCCATGTCATTCTCCGGTTATTGCTTTGCTTTTGCCCTGCGCGCGGCCTGTTTAGCCAGGTATTCGTCAGCGATGCTGTCGTATTCATCGCGAGTGAATCCTTTCTGGTCTGGGTATTTCGCCGCCAGAAGCATCTGAAATTCGGTCATCGTTAACTGAGAGGCTTCAGCGCGGTTCATGCCGAAGTGGCTGCGAGCTGCGCTGATGTAATCGAATGCTTTAAACTCTGTAGTGCGTTCGCCTGTTTCATGGCGCTGCAACTGGCGAACCCTGGCTTTTCCTACAACGCCGTGCTGCATGAGGTGCTGCGCCAGCACGATAATGTCGTTCTTTGGCAATCTGCCCGGCCGATATACGACGCAGTGCCGCCACCCCTTCCACTCGCCTATCATTGGCGCCAGGTCGTCATCGCAGCACGATTGCAGCACCAGCATGCACGTTGATAAAAGTTTCTCAGCGGCGCGGTTGAAAGAAGGAGACAGCCATTCAGGAAAGCGCCCCAGCGTGCCAGCGCACACCTCAATGAGCTGAGCGACATCATTGCCGTGGATGGTGGCGTATGCCTGCACAATCTCTTGCGGAGTGCCGATCCTGGTCATAGCCTCGAATGAAGGCCGTAGAAGGTAATCTTTCCCGCCTTCGCGGCTGTCGCTTATAGAGAGTTCGCCAATATCGGTTAAAGCGGTCATAGGCCTTCCAGTAAACGGTCATTATCAAGGGCAGCACGCCGCCCTTTGGAATGTCCGTTAGGTAACGGTAACCGTATGCACGGCCACAAAGTTGCCGTCTTCGGTGTTGACGATGATCTGCGCGCTGCCGGTGGCGACCCGCGTCACGGTAACGGTGTTTCCGGAGGCAGTGGCCGTTGCTTTGGTCGCATCGGTAGTCGCTACAGTGAAGTCTTTGTTGGTTGCGCCGGTTGGTGCGATGTTCACCGTGAAAGTGCTGGTGCCACCTGCCGTGCCGGTGCTGGTAGCCGGAGTTACCGTTACGCCAGTCACCGCTACAGCAGTCAGCTCGTTCACTTCGATGGTGGTTGCATCACCGACTTTGAACTCGGTAGAGAACGTGACGATGTCGTTGGTGCCGCCGTCAGAGCTCAGCGCCGTGATGTTCATATAGCCGACGAATTCGACCGGGCCGTAATCCATGCGCACCCATATCCCTGGCTGGCGCTTGGCCTTCAGCTCGTCAGCGAAATACTTGATGAACTTGCCAACGCCGTACTGATCCAGCTTGTCCTTCTTGCGCACTTCGCCTTCAAAGCTCAGGGTGAAGTCACTGTTGGTGATGATGGTCTCGACATAGCCGCCGCCGTCATCCGCATCAGAGGTAACCGAGTTCGGGTTGAAGTCGAAGCCCTTCGACGTACCAGCGGCCAGCGCCATCCACTCAGACTCAAGTGGCTTGACGTCCGGGCAGCCATCGGCGACTTCCAGCACGACCGCACCGCCGAACAGGCGCTCGTTCGAGTTCTGGCAATTAGCCATGTGAAACTCCTCTTTGACGTATAAAAAAGAAAACCCGCCGGAGCGGGTTATTTGGTTGGGATGGCTATTCGCCGTAAGTGCAGGCGAACTGGAGTCGGAAGACTATTCGCCCTTCTTCTGTGAGCACCGGCGCGGGAATTGCGCCCATGTTCTGGATGTAGCCGACGCACTCGTCAGCCATGGGGTTGGCCTGGACGTAGTCGACGATGCGCTGCACAGCGTTGAGCGCGTCTTTGCGCTTATCTTTCGCGCCTACGACATCAACCAGGACGTGATACTCAGAGCCGATATCAGTCCGAATATTCGACCCGCCGTTAGGCCTGAACACCATGATCGCCTTCGACAGGTCTCCAGGGTCGTCGTACATCAGCTGCTGCACCGTGAAACCGGTAGTTAGCCCGGCGTCGCCGAACATGTTGCGCACCCGCTCGTGCATCATGGGTGTCATAGTGAAAGCTCCTTGTGCATTACGGCATCAATCTGGCTGCGGGTGTCTTCAAATCCTTTGGTGAGGAACTCTTTCTGCGCGGTGGCGCGACGGAAGGTTTGCGGCACATTCGGGTCATGAACGAATACGGCATAGTTCGCGGTGTATCCAACTCGCCCTGTCAGTCGAACGCCGTTGTTAATCAACTCCCGATACTGGCTATTAAGCAGCGTTGAGGTGTCGATTGGCGTATAAAGCGCGGCCTGTGAGCTGCCGATTATCATCGCTGACTGTAATGCCCGGACAACCTTGCGCCCTTTCACATCGTTGATGATGCGGTTGAGCCCGGCTTTCGACTGCTTAACGCCACGCACTTTGATGCCCATGGCTACACTCCCGTCAGGATGGCGTAATCATCCGCCACTCGCTCGAACGTGTCGGCGTAACGGATAACCTGCCTCACCTCGTCGGCACCGGCGACAACCGGATCAGCTTCGGTCGATATGCCAATCAGCAGGTAATCACCTGCGGCCGCCAGCGCGAACTCCGTCCAGACGGTATTCTTCACGACGATTTCAGCGCCCAGGCTGGCTAACTTTTTGCTGAGCCCACCCTCGTAATCACAGAGGATTTGCTCAGGTTTGGCATAGCCAAGCGGATCTCCGTATTCGTCATTGCCTTGCAGCTTTCGCCAGATGGTCGCCGTGGCGGTGTAAGACCAGTTCGCTACCGATGACATCAGTCCTCCTTCCAGCGCAGTACCTTCGCGCCGGTCGCCCGGATACGCGGGCAGTTGATGAACCACTCGCCATCCGATTTCACGTAGCCGGTAGTCTCCCGCCCGGTGTCGGTCATCACCCAGACGCGGGTGAAAGAGCGCGGCAGACCGTGCTTAACTGATTTGTACGTCATCAGCAGCCCCCAACCACCATGAACAGGCCGACGCTGTTACCAGCGCTGATCGGCAAGTCACCGGTGCATCCGCTGGTATCGAGCCGAGCCAGTGAGTCGCGAAGCCAGGTGATGCTGTCGTCGCCATATTCAAACGAGCGGGACGCACCAGACGGTGCACCCTGCGATTTGATGCGGCGCGCACCGGAAGACGTAGCCATCAGCGCTGCTGCGTACATCAGGATCAACTTCGCGGTGCACTCGTCATACCCCGCGCCATCGAGGCACGGGATGATCTTGTTTACCACGCAGAGAATCGGCTCCAGCAGCGCGCCCGGGATGGAGTAACCCAATTCACCGAGGAACGCCTGCACGTCTGCCGCTGTGATTGGGTCAGCCATGGTTATTTCGCCTTCTTGGTTGCTTCCGCCAGTGCGGCTTCGGCTTCATCAGCGCGTTTTGTTTCTGCTGCCAGTGCGTCGGCGTGAGCCTTGTCTTTTGCTTCACCATCGGCGATTAGCTTTTGGTTCTGTTCCAGTGCGTCGGCGATTTGCTTTTGCAGGGCAGTCAGATCTGCCACGGGCGCGGATGGAGAAGCCACTTCGAAGGACAGCTTCTCGCCTTTCTTCTTGTCGGTCTCCTTCGCCTTGCCAGTGCTGATCCAGCGCTCAGCTGTTACATCGTCTACATCCACCACCGAACCAACCTCCAGTTTGCGGAGATTGGCACCGGCGTGCAGGTTACTTGCCACGATTTCTACCAGTGCCATGATTTATCCTTAGCTTGATGCGTGAATTACGGAGTATTTGTTGTTGATGTCCTGCTTAACCATCAATCCCATTGCACCCCAGGTGCGCCAGATGTAGTCGCTGTTGTACTCCGGACGCGGAGATGCGACGGTACCGATAGCCTGGCCGACGATTGGAGCGATGACGCCTGCACTCAGTGGAACGATGACGATTTCGTTACCTGTGAGCTGGCTGTCTTCTTTAATCGCCGCTACACCGGTCAGTTTCAGGATTTCATCCATGATCGTTCCGGACTGGAAGTTGTCGGAGAAATAGCGTTCCAGGTTGGAGATGATCTCACCGGATACGTACCAGGTCTGCTCTGCATACTGGTTGTTCACGCGGCGCATCTGATCACGCAGTGCGATTGCGCCAGCGCGGATGTCCTGAGACGTTGCTGTGCCAGAGGTAAAATCGATGTTCAGGCCTGAAGCGCCAAGGTCGATCTGCGCTACGCGCTCATCGTCACGCAACCCTTTCCAGGTCAGACCGTCAAACACTGCGAAGTTGCCAGCTTTGTCGCGGAAGCCGTTGAAGATGTAGTCAACGTAACGACGCTGAACGTCTTCAACCGAACCACGCTGCGCATCAGCCTGCGACTGCAATGCCTGCGGGCTGTTGAAGATTGGATCACGCCATTCGAACTTAAAGCCCGAGTCGTGGATAGGCACCATGGTGCCGTCGAAGGAATAGCTGCGGGCATCGAGTGCCGCACCGACCTGTCCGGACATGGAAGTGTGAGCCCAGCCGCGACCGCCGGTACGAGCGTAATCGTAACGGGATTGTTCGATGCGAACTGAGCGGGACAACGGCATCAGATCGTTCAGCAGAGTGAACTCTGTATTCGGCTCGAACTGCTGCAACACGGTTGTATCGAAAGCTCGATAGAGGCGGCGGATATCGTCAACAGCGTTCACAGCATCGAGATAAGGGGCGTTTTCTGCATCGCCACGAAACTGAGTGCGCGCCAGAAAATCAGCAGCTGCCTGTGCGCTGGCATTTCGTTCAGCTTCGAGGGCGCGCCATTGCGCCTGATTTACCGCTAGGTTACCGGTCTTCTCACCGATAGACTTGGAGAATACAAACATATCTGCTCCTTACTTAATTACGACACGAAGCAGATCGCCTGCTGCCGTTGTGTATGATTTATCTTCCTCGACGTAGCAGCGCACCGACTCGTCGCCAGCAGCCACTTTGACTCGGCCGTTTGCAATCGAGAGAGCTTGCCCCTTGGTGTAGGTACCTGCTGCTGCACGAACGTTTAAGAACATGCCAGGCAGAGGTTGAATGCCCACCACCAGCTCGCCAGCAGGAATAGGGTCATCCACTGACAGGCAGCGCAGATAGTCTTTGTTGGCCACGTAGAGAATTGCAGCTTCATTACCATCAACAGAGGCCGTGAATTTGTCCGTTGCGCTGAAGAAGCCAATGGTTCCAGGAGGGGTTGATGCCGCAGCTGCGCCTTCACGGTTAAGAAGCGGATTAGGGAACACGCCGCCGGCGTGGATGATATGCTTTCCGTCTTTAGCCATTTTTTACTCCGGCATTTCGCTGACTGATTGGGTGTTAGTAGCCTGGCGGAATGCACCGTTCAGGCCGAAAGAGGTTTGGCACTTGGCGTACATGGCGTCGAGGGCCTTACCGTCCAGATCTGCGACTTCTTCATCGCTCATGTTCATCGCAAGCTTCACAGCCGCGCGCTTTTCGCCTTTCTCTTTGTCAGAACTGGCATTCAGCTGCGCTTTAAGTGGCTCTACGGCAGAGTTAACAGCGGCTGAGATAAGCTCCATCAACTTCTCATTCTGCTGCTCATGCCCCGAGTTAGTGGCCTGCTCTTTTTTCTTTGGCTTGCCGGTTTCCGGGTCGATTTCTTCATCGCCTTTTTTCTTGGCGGTGGCTTCTTCGGCCTTCATCTGGTTGTATGCGTCCATCAGCTCGGCGTCGGACTTGCCTTCAGTCGGCTTACCAGCGGCTTGCAGCGCATTGATAATCAGTTCTTTCATCGGATCGTACTCTCCGTTGGTTTTAATCTCGTACTCAGTGGGTTTGCGCACGACTTCTACAGGTTCGCCGACGAACACGGCCTTGCCGTCATCATCGATGAGGTACTTCTGCTTCAGGTATTTGGTGTCATTGCGGTAGATGAAACTGTCCGGCCACACCGTTTCAGGCCAAAGCCACTTATCTTCGGTGTCACCCTCGCGCAGCTTGTCGCTGATGGCGCGGGAGATGTCGTCAAAAGAAAAGTTGGAGGCATTGGTGAAGAAAAATTTGGTCTTGTTGAGCAGGCCGTCGCGGGTGCAGTCGATTCCGTCAGCCAGGCGGGCAACTTCGATCTGCTGCTCATCACCTTCCGAGTTAACGAAGATGCCCACGCCCTCTTCCGGCGTACCGGCGCCGGGCTCATCGAGCAGTACCGCCACATGGTCAAACATCATGTTGGTGGCGATTTCGTTGTACTTTTTGCCTTTCGATTCACCATTGGCAGCGATTCCGGAATACAGAAGGCCGGTGGAGATGTGGATCGGGTCGGAGTTGGTACCGGCCAACATCTCATCCAGGCGATTAATCAGGCGCTTACCCTTCTCGCTGGATTCGGCGTACTGGCGGTTAACGTACATATCACCCGTCACTTTGCCGTCTTTGTGGCTGACGTTCTGTAGCCATGCACCGACGTGGTACTCGTTCACCGCCCGGACATCTCGCGCCGACACATGCTTGCCGTCCACTTTCGGGTGGCCCAGCGGCATCGGGTTACGCTCGAGCGTGTTGTAGGCCTTTTCGATTTCTGCTGCCGGGTACAACTTCCGGTTCATCACGATATCGTCCACGACAGGCGTGATGCCGCGAACCACGATATGTGGCTTGCCGTCGATGGTTTCAGTGGTGATGTTTGAAGCGGAGTTGACGACGGTCAGCACGTTAACGCGGTTGCGTTTCATGCTGGATCCTCATTGATGGATTTCAGGCAATAAAAAAGGCCGCCGAGGCGACCTTTTTGTGTTTTATTAAGCTGGTATGTATTTGCTGCCCTTGATGGCATTTTCCTCTTTCCAGAGGGGCTGGAGATTATCCAGCGCATTAATGACCATCAGATCGGTCACACCTTCAGCGATAAAGGCTGATATGGGCTTACGGTGGTCAATCTCCCATTCGCCCCTATTGCTCCATGTCATACCTGGCTGGAATTGAGACTGTATACGCTCGCGCAGTTCGTCGGAGGTGTAGCCAATCGCCATTTTCACCTTTCCGCTATTCCAGGCGAGAGCATTATTGATTTCGTCATAGGCCTTGCGGCGCAGCTTATAGCAAGGATCATGCTTTAAAACATTGCCGTAGTACGCCCTGCTCTTGGCTCGCCCAACTCGACTACGTCTTGCTGCGTTCAGCCTGTTTTTCGCCGCTTCACTTAATAGCTGCGGGGTATCTTTGCGATCCCGCAGGGATAGGCATTCAGTACATTGCCTCGTCGACACGAGCCGTGGTGCAATATGGCCGCGCTTGCAGGCCACGCCTGTGAAATAGTGTGTTTTCCCCAGATTGAGGGCTGTATTCTTCTTCACTCTTGATGATTTCGACTGAGGAACCCCGTCTACTTTACGCATGCCACGCTTTCTTAATTCGAGGCACTTGCAGCATTGCTGGGTTGATACCAGTCTGTCAGAAACATGCCCATGCTTACACGGAACATAACCACGGTAGTGCTTTTCTCCGCTAAGTCTCGCGGCCGCTAAAGATTGCTTTTGAAGCAATTTCAGCTCATCGATATTGCTCATTTCAAACCTCACAGTAGGCTTCACAGATGATGGTGTCCGGCGCGCAGTCTGTGTTCTGCGTTTTCGGGAGCTACCCTAGCCGGACATGACCATTTTACCGCTTTATTCTCCCGGCTTCCACGCTTTGCGCTCGGCTGCGAGCTTATCTGACAGCCCTTCGTTAAAGAGCTTGCCGTTATCATCAAGTAGGGCCGGAACCTGAGCACAATAACAGTTATATCTGTTACCGTTTTCTGCATAAAAGTCCCTGACTTCTTCCGTCGTAAAAACTTTACCGTGCCTGGCTCGATGCCACTCCCTCGTCGTCGGCTTGAGCGCCGACAGCCACAGAAGGCCGGTATTAAGCCCTAGCCGGTCAGCGGCCCAGTCAGTCTCATTCCACTGCGCCTGCCGCAGCGCGCCGACCTGCTCAGTCTGAGCGATGGTTTTGGCCTTCGACATCGACACATCGAGGCGCTTACTGATTACGCTGGCTGTCTCGCGAGGATTCACGCCGCGCGCTACTGCATCGGTGATGATGTTGGTCAGGTCTCCGCGGGCAGTGTCGCTGATGACCTTCCAGTCACTGAACGTTGTCAGCCTGGCCGCAGATATCTGGTTCAGATAACCGGGACTGCTTAAAAGCTGCTGTAGCGTCGTCTGACTGGCGTACACCTGTGACTGCTGCGAGAGGTTATTGAACGCCTCCAGCGTGCCACGCTGCGCTTCTGCGACGACATAATCCATCGCCCATAGATTTTGCTCTCCGCCATCCAGCAGGTAATCGTCGAGAATGCCCTGCACCGCCTCAAGTAGGTCTGCCAGTTCCTGCGCTGACATGTCGTAGATGAACTTGCCGGCGTTGACCTGGTAGAGCCGCATGTCAGCGCCGTGGTCGTGGCACAGGAAGCGCCAGTTATGGCTGTTTACCTCTCGCTCTCGCCCAGTCAGGCGCTGGTCAAACAGAGCCTTCAGCGCGCGCTTGATGCCGAGATATCGTTCCTCGATATCCCGGAACATCGCGGTTACCTGCCTTGCCGATCGGGTCGGGTCAACCTTGCTGCGCGGAACTACCGGTGTCCCGACTTTCGTCTTTTGCTCCGGTGTCATCGGAAAGAGGATCATCGGTCGTTACCTTTTTTTTGGGGTCAGGCGGCTTAACATCTTCACGCGGCTCAAGTTCTCCCGCTTCCCTGACCTCGTTCTCATCAACAGCCGGTGTGCCGTAGGCTTGCTGGGTATCCTTCGCCACCGCAGCCATTTCCTTCATGTTGGCAATCTTCTCTTTCTCACTTGGAGCGAGTAGATCGGACCAGGTTAACGTGATTTCGCCAGATTTAGGTGGCTCGATAACCTCCACAGTCCAAAGCCGTTCTATAACTGCACTTGCCCGGTCAGTCTGGAACCCGTTGCGGCGACCATTACAGCGCTTGGCAAAGTCGTTTTTGTCCTGATCTGAAGCAAGCCTTCCCGTCTGCTGACCAAACAAGATGGTGAATGGCATCTGAACTGAAGATGAAAACTGGTTAGCTGACACTGTCCACGTTGGACTCGGATCGGCAGCGGCAACGGAAAGCACTTTAGCCTCTCCGTCCTGCGTCACCAGGGCCGAATCTGTACCAGAGTTAAGTTTCTGGATAGCAGCGTTTAAAGCCTCAGCCAGCCCTGAATAACCAGCTTTCTTGGCATCCTCCATGATTTTGTCAATCTTGGTGTCTTTCGACATGTTAATGCCGAGCTGCCTGCTGGCGTTTTTCAGGAACCCCTCAGCGCTGCCGCCGGAGGTTTTAGCCATATCCAGCAGGTCGTTATAGCCTGCACGCAAGAAAGGGATTCCAGCCAGTGAGGATTCATCTTCTGAGCCCTCGCAGAAAATGATGATGCGCTCAGGATGAATTTTGATGGAGCGCATGGGACCAACAATACTGCCGTTGTCCCCCACGGGTTGTTCCTGGAAATAATAAAACTTCGGCATGGCGTAATCAGGGGACTTCTGATCCTGCTCTAATTCACCCGGCTTAACCTGCGACTCCCATGCAGGAATCATCTTCACTAAGCCGCGTTCGCGTGAGTTACGCATCACTTCACGATTAACTGGCTCATCCCAATTACGGCTATCGGCAAACTGAAGAATGAGAGCTGAGTAGTGACCGACAAGGTTACGTCTATCCGCGTCCTTCACCTTCGCCCAGTATTTCTTCATGAGCTTGGTGACTTTCTTTTCCCATGGCGTCGATTTTTTGGACTTCTTCGTCTCGTCACCATCCACGATTACAGGATTATCAGACCAACATGCATCCAGTAGCTTATGAACAGCGCCGAACGCGGCTCCATTACGCTCATACATGTTGTAGAAGTGGTCAAAGTCGAGGCGCTCAGGATAGCCAAATTCACACCACAGATGATGTCGCTTGGTGTTGCCTGATTTATTGAAGCCGGCCGCATAAAGCTGTCGAGATCGCGATACCTCGTTGAGGCTATTCACAATCAGCCCAGCGAGGACTTGCATTTCTGTATCGTTACTCACTGAGTTGTCCTTATGTGAAGAATATCGCCCCTGAACGGCGAGGAGAGTGCAGCACGCGGTAACGGGTTGCATCCCAGTCGTGGTCTTCCTGCTGGGTATCTACGTCGTCCGGGTTTTTGCTGTCGCGAACCAGCACGGGTATGCGGCTAATCCAGCCACGGCAATGCTCGAACACGTAAAATGCAGGTTTCTCAGGGATGCCGGACTCCAGCTTCTTGCCTTCAACCACAGCCTCAAGCATGTCGGCGAATACCGAGGCTCCGTTGACTCGCGAGCCTGGTTTCTTATTGGCTTCAAGCCACTCGACACCCTGATTTTCCATTTTCTGGCCGATCGATAACTCATCGTCACCGGTATTAAAAATGGCGCTATCAGCCGGGCCCGGGATAACTTCCGAGCATATTCCTGGAACAATGTTTAGCTGGCCCTGCGTGACGCCGTCGATTTGTATCTCTTCCGGCTCTTCGACATCTTCGCCCACCAGCCGCTTATCAATCCACGCCACGCCTTTCGCGACGTTGGTGGATGACATATTCAGGCCTTTGTTCAGCTCATCGGGCGGGCAGCCATACCATTCTCCGATCAGGATTAACGTCCCTGCCGGCGGGCAGAACTGCCGACCATCAGGCAGCTCGGCGGCAGTGCCATCAGCCTGCGCCCACCACAGATTAGAGAATGGCTTCGACTCACCCCAGTCATGGGAGCGGTCAACTGTCCAGCTATCCGGTATGTGGAACGGCTTAATGACGTGCAGCGATTCATTCCACAGGTGGTCGAATCGCCCGCCGCTGGTCACATCCCAGGAGCCCTCAACCCACGCCTTGCGTCGGTTAGGGTCTTTAATTGCCATCAGCGTCGCGATGTACTGCGGGTCGAGGTACGGGTTCTCTTTGAACGATCCGTGGATGGCCACGCGGGTCAGCGTGATTTCCTCTTCTCGTTCTGTCTGAGGGTTGAACACCATTTGCCGGTCGCGCTGCACGGTTCCGCGCGACGCTGGCTCAATGAAGCGCTTCTTCACCCAGGTATGCCCGATGCCAAACGGGTTGGTAGTGCTGAACGTTTCCAGCGGGATCGGCCTCAGTAACTTGCCATTCTCCAGCGGGTAGTTTTCCGGCCTGAACGATGAGCGCCGGCAGGAGAACATCATTTCGTAGAACTCTGGAGACTGCTGTTTCGTCAGCTCGTTAAAGCCAATGAAAGGGAATTCCTGCCCGTGGAAATCCCAGTAGTCGTCCGCCTCTTTGCCGAAGCGGAAGAGCAGCTCTTCGCCAGTAGGCCATACCCATCGCAATTCGCTCGCAGATGACAGATAGCGCGCACCGTCGTTGAACAGGCGAAACATACGCTTCGACTGAGTGATGATGTCGGCAAGGTTCTTATATTCGGTGTCGAAGATGACGCCGCGCCAGAATGAGCCATAACCCACGCCGACATTACGCCTGAACCTGGCTAACTGCGCAGCTGTCTTGCCCGGTCCGCGAGTGCCCTCGAACAGGATTTCGTTACACGGGCAGCTCAGCGCCAGGGACTGAGATCCAGGCAGTGGCTTCCATACAGCTTTGTAATTCATCCACCGAGCACCCCGTCCTGTTGTTTCTGCGCTGCCGCTTCCCAGTCGTCCACGCTATCACTGGTTGGCACCAGCATGACGTTATGCGTGACCTCTTTTGTTTCAGCCTTATTCTCGATGCTGTATGCCTCACGCTCGAGGCCGATCAGCGTCTTCAGGCTGTCGCTCAGGTCTTTCATGGATTTAACGCGGGAAGGTAGGCTGATAATTTTGTGGTACAGATCGTTAAGCTTATCCTGACCTTTATCGTCCTCACGGCGCATCAGGTCACCGAGCATCTCAAGTGCGGCCACGTCGCCACACTCACCAGCCAGCTCATCGAATAGCATGTTTGTCAGTTCGCGAGCCCGGCGGATGTCTCCCCGGTGCTCCATGCGTACCGTGGCAATTACCTCGGCAGTCGCCTCTATCAGTACGCGCTCGGTCAAAGTACTTTCGTTGCGTACCGTTCTGCGTACCTCCTGCTTGCGTACCAGATCCTCAGCCTTTTGCTGAATCTTCGCATTGAGGTCACGCGACCAGTCATCACGCTTGGCACGCTTACGGATAGCGCCTTCGCTGATACCGTGCTGTGATGCTATTTCTCGGAGGGACATCACTCCGGCCCGGTACGCCGTCTCGATGGCCTCCCAGTCCGGTTTGCTCATTCGTTACTCCGTTGTTTGTTCTGCTGGCTGCTCTACAGGTTCAAACAGGAAGTCATCAATGCTGTCCTGGCTGAAGTAGCGCCATTTGCCGTCATCCATTGCAAGAGCGACATAACCATTGACGATCTCTGGCTGGCTGCGGGTCATGAGTCCTGTAAAGGACTCTTTGGATTTTTTGGTGATTGTGATTTTGTAGACGGTAGCCATTTTGTTCTCCACGTGTCGCAGCTGTTGCCCTGCTTCTCAGAAGTGCTTAGCCACTTACGGCTTACCCGTCAGCAAGATGTGATCACCATCCTTGCGGGGTTACACAGATCATTATCGAAGCCCCTCAGTGTAGAGCTTCTGTAATGCCGCGTTCAGCCAATAAGTAATTCCGGCTGCGTAACCTGCATGATGTGCTCATGTTCGAGCCTCAGCACGCGTTTTTCCTTCTTCCGTTCGTTCATCAACCGGCTGCCGATCGTGCCTTTCAGCTTTGAGCGCGTTTCTTTAATGGCGTAGCGGTGCTGCATTTCTTCACCCATCGCCATGCGTCGGTTTAGCTGCTCGGCCATCCAGTTAAAGGCATTGATATAACACTCCTTTACTGCGGCAGCTGTTTTGCCAGTGAATCCCATCACGAGCATCATGCATCCGTCGCGGGTGATGTTATACATAGGCTGAACATCGCCATTTTTATCAATGAAATCAATGGGCGCAAAATTGCGCTGGGTGAAGTCATCGGAGCATTTCAGGTTACGTATGGCACGCAAAACGTCTTTGTGTCGCTTGCCAAAGTAATCCGCCACCTTGAGTGATGTGGTGATTATCTTGTTGTCGAGGGTCGTGACCATTTCACGAAAATCGAAAGCCGGAATAACTGACGGATTATTCATAGCGTTTACCTTTCTTTGAGATGAACCTTTGCCGCATAGGAAATCAGCCCGTCGAGGCTCGCCAGCACTAACTGACTTCCTCAAAGGCTCATTTCAAAGGGTTTGGTTCGACGTGGTTTGAATGCGCTGCGGTGCGCGGTGAAATGCGGATACAAAAAAGCCCCGCTAATACGAGGCTCTGTGATTCTGCTACGGTTAAAGTCCAGAGGAGAGACTGTGTCAGAACCTCATGGATGAGGCTCTATTTCCCCTGGGTCTGCTTATCCCATTCCTCGCGGAACTTGGATGGGTTGTCGAAACCTTCACTGCACTGGTTGGTTTTCATCATTTCGCCCCCGATTATTTTGTTTTCTGGCAGTTTGCCTGCCACGCTTTGTTATGCGCCAGGATGTCGCGTTTCGTCTGGCGGTCAAGAACATCAATGTCGTGATCAGTAAGGTAGATTGGCTTTACCCAGTCACAGGCTGTGTCAACCACCACCGGGACGCTTCCACGTGTCACGCAGCTCGCGATCAACATCGTCATCAGGCATGCGGTTAACATTCTGTTGTACATTGCTGGCCTCTTTCGTTGCTTCTACACGGCGTTCGGCTACTGACTCAATGGCTGAGGCCTTTTCTTCAGTGCGCTGCCGGTCTGCTTTTTCTTCAGCCTGTTCACGCCCGCGAAAACGTCCCACGCCAAACGCACCAAGCACCATCAGGATCGCAACTCCGATTGCCGCCAGTACAGATTTGAGTGTCGTCATAGGCTCACCCGCTCGCGCATCCAGCCATAAACGAATGACTCGTTAGCCGGTCGCTGTTCTGCCAGCTCAAGATAACGCTGGCCCTGGCTACAGTTCAGTGCGCGAAGCAATACGATTTCTCCTTCGCCGCCTCGTTTCGCCAGGAAGGACTTCAGCGCGCTGATGCTACGTGGGCCGATCTGCCCGTCGGCGATCAGATCCGGATAGAGCTGCTGCTGGTTATTGAAAACGTTCAGCCAGCGCTGGAACCATTTAACCTGCACCGATGGCCCCATGTTCACACCGGTATCGCAAAGTTCGGCGGCAATAGAAGGGGATACTTCTGCCACCTGGTCAAAGCGCGGGCCATACCAGTAATCAGACTCAAGGATCGCCAGAGCCTGCTCACGTGTAAGGTTTCGCATATCCCCGGTATAACCATGCGCGCGGGCAGTTGCCTGAGTAATTCCCCAGTTCGTTGGTCCGCCCTTATCATTCGGGTGATCAACATAACCGCCCTCTTTGCCGAGGATGGTGTTAAAGATATCGTCTTTGGTCATGGCTATTCCGTAATGACGACCTTCGCCAGGTTCCCGCGCGCCAGCCACACCGCCATGCAGATGACGGAGTTAAGCAGCAGATCGCCGAGGTTAACCTGAACGTAGTGGCCGAGCAGAATGTTGAAGGCGTTGAATCCGGCGGCAAGGATGACCAGATAGGCCAGTACCGCGACACTCAGGCGATGACGCTTTCCCTCTTTCCGGAAAAACATCAGCCTGACCATGATTAACAGGCAAACTATGGCGTTTGCATCCATCAGAAGAAGCTGCCATGTCATTTATCTTCCTCCCCCAGCCCCGGCATCTTCCCGCTTTTTGATTTGCGGAGAATACGCAGCAGGACTGCCACGGAAATGGAAGCAGTGACAATTGCACCGACAGCTGGCGATACCTCAATGCTGGCCGGTGGCTTCATCAGGCTTAACGGCGTGTTGATGATTCCGGCCATGATTTTCGCCATGGGTACGGAGAAGAACACGCCACTGATAAACGATATCAGCGCAAAGATAGCCTGCTTCCAGAGTTGATGGGGATCTGAGGTCAGAACGTATAGCGCAGTTCCGGCAAGTGATCCGAGCATCACTGCTGGAGTCGCCTCCGGAAACAGCGTGGCAAAGGTTACACCGACTGATGACGATGTAAGACCAACGCCTACGATAGTGAAGGTCTCAGACATATTTATTCCGTGTGTAGTTGGTTCAGGCCCTCGGGACGATTTAACAAGTAGGCGTGTCGATGATGGTTCCCGGAGCCTGAAAATAAAAAAGCCAGCGACAGGCTGGCAATGTGAGGGTAAGGCAATGTCGGCTCTCTGGCCGAAGGGTCCCAGGTAGTGGGTTTGGTTTGTGGTGGCCGGCGCTGATCTCCGGCTTTCTCTGGCATCGTGTGCCCCAAGACTTTTCTCCAGAGATAGCGCAGTCCTCATTAAGGGGGTGCCGTCTCTAGCGCATCAGCCTGCGCATTCACCACAACGGACAGAGCACTGAGCACTTCGCGCCAACTCCATGCTGCTGCGTGGGTTGGGTTATGAGCCCTTCACGCCAATGCTCTTTCCTGTTGTGTAGAAACGATAAAGCCCAAGGCGTTAACCTCGGGCTTAAATTCTTTGTGTCGACAATCAAAGCTATGGCGACGATATCAGATTTACATGAAATATATGCGTTTCAATCCAGTTTTGCAAGACTTGAGTCTAAATTTGTCGCCTTTTGTTGTGAACGTGATCGCGTAACCTGCAACAAAGCACCACTGTCCAGTCGCAGGAAGATGCGGCGCATCTCCACCCAACGGTCCGTAAACGTTTCTGACCAGTTCTTTGGCGTTACGCCCACCAGTTCCGCGAGCACCTGATATTCGTACGTCTCACGCCCTGCCAGTTCCGCTTTGACGTCCTGCGCCGCCAGCCAAATTAGCTTCTTCAGGCGATCCATCGTCTTGCCGGCCAGTTTCTTCGTGCCGAGCTGTTCCCGGAACACTGCCCAGGCCCATTGGGTAATCGCCACCTGGTATTCGAAACGGATATTCTCGCTGTAGTTCCACATAAGCCAGGCTTTTTGGTGCTCTTCCAGCGACAGGACGGCGCGGCGCCAAGATGCGGTCACGAACTCAACCGGGCCCACAAGCGCGATTGATGAGCCCTTGGCGCGGGACTGGCTGCCGCTCATCGCCGGGCCATCAGGGTTAACTTTCCGGCCGGTGACCGGGTCAGTGATTTTCTTCCGGCCCCGGCTGCGCGCCGTCGCGGTGAATTGCGCGTTCTCGGCGAAAGCTACCAGCTGCCCTTTCGTCGCTCCGCTCAGATCTGCGGTCGCCACAATGAGCTGCTGACGTACGTATTCCAGTTGCTGACTGTTCATGCGGCTTCCTTCTGTGGCTGGTTGGTTTTTGTCTGGCTATGCTTTGCTACTGGTGGCATGCTGGCGCGCTTTACGCTTTCGGCCTGGTACCGGATAATCTGGTCACGTGTCATTCGTCCACCCTCTCGTTCTGCCAGAGAGGAAGTGGTGACTTATCCCCAGCGCGGCGTATGCGGGATTTGGCGTTCTTCTCAATCTGAATGAGTTTCTCGATATTCTGACGGCGCTGCTTTTCTTCCCGGCGGAGATATTTCACGTTCTCCATATAGCGAGACTCCTGGTCGCAGAGCGTCATCAGGAAGTCAAAGGGCTCGATCAACGTTTCGCACTTCCGGCAGCGTAAGGTCCGGTCTTTTTCGTTCACCCAAACAGTGGAGTGCAGGCACATAACCTTCTGCGCTTCGCGCTGAATAACCAGCCCGTCCTGTAGGTCGTTATTCTTCGTAGGGAACGCGACAACCTTGCCCAGTTCTATTTCGGTTTCTGTGCTCATGCTGCCTCCTGCTGTTTCAGCGCGCGAAGGTCTGCCCGTGCCTTGGCGCGGATGCCGTCCAGCTCTTCACGGGTGTATCTGTGGGTTTCGTTGTTGGATTCCAGCGCCAGCACGCGCTCTTCGCCAATCAGTTCGACCAGCGCGGCACGGTACGCCTCGATATTCCCTGATTTATGAACGTTGCAGACTGGACACTGTAACCACAAATTATCTGGGTTGAAGCGCAGATGAGGTGCAGCCGCTGTGGTGCGGTAATGTCCGGCGTGCCATACAAAAGCGCTCTTAGTGCCGCATGAGATGCAGCCATAGCCGGCAGCAAGCAGCATTTCGCGACGCCAGTCGTTGAAGGCGCGCTGAGTCATCTGCACCCAGTGACGGATCGGCTTCAGCTCATTACGGCGTTCTGCGCGGCGCTGGCGCCCTGCTTTCTCGGCCTCCTTCTGCTGCTTAATTCGCTTAGCGGCGGCTTTAACCTTCTCCTTCTCGCGTTCTTCCATCGCGAGGATTGCGCCGTGCTCCGGGCAGCACCAGCGGATCCTGATGTCGTGGAATTTCGGCACGAAGTATTCACCGCATACTTTGCACTTACGGCGGGATGGTTTACGCATGATTCCTCCGTGCCGCGAGACGCAGCCATTTCTGATCCACCAGGCGGGCGGTGTAGCCTTTCAAGGTCGGGATATCGGACGGCTTAATCGCGGGCTTACGCTTACGGCGCGCCGGAACTCGGAAGATTTCGTTGGTGATGACGCGGGATAGTGGAGTAGACATCACGCCTCCTGCTTATCGCGCAGCTGCTGGTATTCGCAACCGTTCGGAATTGTCAGGGCCAGGCCGAACTGGGCGCACCACATTTCAACCTTCACCAGGAAGATATGCATTTCGCCTGTATCGAGGTCGGCGGTGTGGCGTGGCTCCCAGGTCGTGGTTTTCTCACCGGTGATGAAGTCGGTGTAGGTCACCTCTTCACAGCCGAGATAGGTTTTCTTGAGGTTGCGCTTAACCCACTCCGGAGTCGCGTCGGTACGTCCGGAGCTAACCAGGTACTCGCTAATTTCCGTGTACCACATGTGGCTGAGCGCGTTCTGCGACAGGCTGCGCTTCTCGCGCCACGGCTTAACCTGAAGGCGGAAACATTGCCCGGCATCCAGCAATGGCTGAATTTGCTGTCCTATGGCCGCGAAGTTGCCGCGATGGAGTTTGATGCCGTCTACTGGCAGAGTCATACGGCCTCCTTGACGGAAACCGCAGAATGCAGAAAATCGCAGGTGCATTTCTGCATCTGTGACAAGGTGAGGAGTTCAGATTGTGGTCGCATTTAAGTCCCCTTAAATGCGCAGAAGTCACCAATGGGTGTTCAGGCCATCAGCAAAGAAAGTATGGACGGTTGATTCAACAAAATCAACTGAAGAGAAAGGCCTCCGAAGAGGCCTGAATTTTGTGCGTCAAAGCAGTTTTACGTCGCACTTGGCCTCGGGACGATGAATGCGGATCGTCATTCCACTATGGGTGGTGATCACAATGCTATCTCCAGGATTGATATCAGCCAGATCAAAAGCCTCGTAAAACGAATCCATAGCTAGGGTTTTCTCGTCTTTCCGGTTCCACCAGCGCCAACAACGGCGAAACAGAAAACCAATAAACCAGCCATACGCTTTGGCTACCAGATAAAACCATGCGATCACCATAGTTGCGAAAAATAACCAGTCCGTTGCGCTGAAGTCTTTGAATGCGTCCATCACTTCACCTCCTGCTGCGGTGCTGCAATTAGCTCAGGCATAAATCCATCTTGCTTAAGGCTATCAATGTAAGCCGCAGTTCTCCTGCGCTCGCCAGCACATGTCAGCGTTTCGGGGTTGTAAAACCACACCTTCATTCGGCTATTCCATGCAGAAATTGCTTCAGATTTGGTGCGTTTCTCTGGCCCTTGAGCGCCACATCTGCATGAGACGTAGCGTTTCTTTCCAAGAAAACTGAATGAGTATCCAATGCTAAGCGCTGTCGATTCGCAAAATGGGCAGAGTAGTGGAGTCATTTAGCCTCCTGCTGCGGCGCTGCTGGCAGTGGCATCCAGTGTGTAACCAATACGTGCTCGATACAGCATGCTGCGGCTACATCTACCCTGTCGAAGAACAGCCCTGAATGTTCATCAAAGAACGATACGAAGCAATGCCCCATCCTGTTCCTGGTTAGAACTTCCTGTTCGTCCTCAGGCATCCGCTCACTGCAAGCCACCCAGCCATCCTGAAGCGCCGGAGAGTTGCCGTCTTGCGCCGGAGCGATGTAGTTTTGCTCCGGACAGCAATCGTATTGCGCTGGAGAGTTACCATTCTGAAGCATGGCTTCTTGAAAGCGTCCAAGCTCCACGTACTCCTGACATGACCACCCGCCATCAATGAAATCGCGAGCTTCAACAGCGTCGAAAGTGAATGATGTTTCACCGCCAGTTGGTGAGATTAAGCCGTACAGGTCTGCTACCGGCTTAAACTGTGTGGCTGGAATATTTTCCGGAATATTTTGCGGTTCGTTTTGTGGTCGATCGGCACCCTGAAGAATGGCGGCGCGGCAGTCATCTTCGCGCTCACCAAAAATTGCTGACTCCAGGACATCGATAGCCTGCGATGGTGAGTACGCGTATTTATCGAATGACGCCCCATTGATTCGCTGTGCGAGCTTGAACAGCCGTTTCTCCTGCGCGTGATAAAGCTCACTCAGATACTGATAACGCTCATCAGGCACAGATACCGGCGCTTGCTGAGCTGGAGGATAATTTACCAACATCCAACTAATGACGTAGTCGGCTTTGAACCTCTCAACCGGAAAGCCTTCATTCCAATCTCGGAAATGATAAATAACCTGACGCAGTTCCGGAATCTTATCTTTAGCTTCCAGCGATGACAGCGCTAACTTCATTGCCGCCAGCGCCTTAGCCGCATCTTCGTTTACAACGCCGGGAACAGCATCGCGCTCTTCTTCAAGCTCTGCGATTGTCCTGAGGAGCCATTCTTTGGTTAATTCAGCCATAACCCTAATTCCCCTTGATGCTGACTTTGACGCCAACCTTGCGAATCTCATCGGCGCATCTGTTCACGATACTCCGGTGAAACTCACAAAAAATTTTCGCCGACTGTGGCCCTAATGGGTGAACATCTTGCGTACTCGGCAGTACAACCTCCCGCGCCTCCAGCTCAGCAATCCTCTTGTCTTTGGCTTCCAGCTCATCCAGCAGCGCCAGCACATCAGGGTCACTTTCATCGGTGACTGTCACGCGTGATTGTTCATAATGGTCATCAGACAGGCTTCGGCCTTCGGCATAGTGGCATCCGGTTTCATCGTAAATCGCACCTGAGCAGCCGTAAGTTACGCGACTGCCAGACATCCGCTGTATTGTCATTTTGGCGCCGCAGATATCGCATTTTGGTGTCGGTTTTGCGGAGTAGCGCTTACGCAGAGCCTGTTTGTCGATGTTGCTCATTGTTCATCCCCTTGGCGAACGCCGATGGCGAAGCTACGCAGCCCCTGCTGCACCCATGTGGAAAACTGTTCGCTTTTGGCCGCCATCTCCAAACCCTGCGCCCGCACTTCAGCCAGGAAAGCGTCGTGATTAGCAACCACTGGCGTGGGGTAGGCTTCGGCCTTCTCGCCTCTCTGCATCCCAATTTCGAAGCAAGTGTTATCTAGATCTTCAAGAATCACAGCGCGGTCTGTAAGCACTGAACTCAACTCCGCAGCCAGCGCCGCGCATCTGGCTTCAAGTTCTTCGTATGTTGGTTTCATTCTGATGCTCTCCCGTACTTGTCTGATAACTCGCCCATTTGCCTGTGGATTTCCTCAAGGTCACACCCTGCGCACCCCAGAGCTTCGGCTATGAGCTCTTCCTGTTCTTTGGATGGCCCGGTTTGCAGAATTTGATTAAGCTTCCGTTGCGATACGCCGCAGTGCTTGGCGATGCTGGTGAGCGTTACACCGTTATCTTTCGCCATGGTCCTAACCATCCAGCGGTAATCACTCCATTCGCTCATACCCCTACCCTCCCCCAAACCATCAATACCCTTCTCATCGCCGGACTGTTGCGGCACTCTTGGCAGATCACGTTTGTCTCTGTGCGCTGCACCAGCTTCGAATTTCCCTTCGGCATGGCCGGTATGGTTTCCGGTGCGTATTTCATGCCGTAGTTGGTCAGCCGATACAGCCGCTGACCATGCTTACCTTCGAACTCGATCAGGCCGTCTGCAAACAATGTGCTTAACGGGCCGGAAATCTTTTTGGTGGTCATGCCGATCATGGTGGCAATGCGAGCACTGTTCAGGCCCGGGTTATTACGCAGGGCTGCAAGAATCTGCCCACGGATTGTTATGGTCATCTCACACCATCCCGTTCGACTTGTTGCGATTGTACTTGGCCTGAAGCAGCTGGATCGGCGTCGGCCCGTGCTCGGCAGCCGGGGCTGCAATCGCCCGGCGTACCGGCGGTACTGGCTTACCCTCGGTGAAGCGCTTCTCCCACATGTCCAGCAGATCGCCCGCTTCGCGCGCCAGCTCACCATGTGTTAACTGGCGCTCTGTGCTGCGGTGGCGCAGTTCAACGCAGATGTGGTACATGACCGGCTGCGACCAGGGGAAATGCTCACTGGAGGTGAATTCAAACGAACGGTTACGCCAGTCCCAGTATTCGGCGATCACCTGGTCAACGTTGACGCCAAGCACGCCGCCGCTCTGTTTGCACCAGGCGACGAACTGGCCCGGGGACGGCAGGAATGGACGCTCCTGGCGGCGGGCAATGCGCATACCGGCATCGACTTGCGCCATGGTGTGGATCCCGTTCTCTTGGAACGCGAGTAGCCACTGACGGCGGAATTCGTTCAGGTCGTCCTGGGTGCGGAAGTTCGCCATGCTGGCCGGGAACGCAGCACGCAGCTGGTTGAACAGTCCGTTGAATACCTGCGCCACCTGCTCGACTGGCGCGCGCTCTTGGTATTGCTCTGGCAGGTTATGGGCCATGCGGCTCATCTGCTCGCGGTCATGGTTCCGCATCTGCTCTGCAAGAGATTTCATCGAATCACCTCATAGGCCCAGTCAGTGTTGTTAAAGTCCAGATCCGGCTTGGCAGGTTCTTCACCTGTCTGCTGCTTGTTGCGTTTGATATCGAGCTGAGTCCACTTGTCGCGCAGCGTTGCCGGACACAGAACATTGCCCTTCCAGAACTTGTCGTTACAGGCCCATTTGAACAGAGCAGCGATTTCGTAATGGGTGCGATCGTCACGCTCGCGCATCAGGCGGATGTCGTTAGCCCACGATGCGTAGTTTGGTTTTTTGGCAGATGGTGAAATGCTCTGCACCATTGTGAACAACCATTCAGCGCAGCGTAGGTCTTCAGAGTTACCCCACTTCGTGCCGCTCTGAATTGCCGCTTCAGGTTTAATGACAGGTGGTTTCTTTCCGGGCTTGTCAGAGGATTCGTCAGAATTCTCGGACGTAGAGTTATTTATATTCTTGTTATTACCTTCTTGTTCATGTTGTGCGGATGTATGTGCGGCCCCATGTGCGCAATCATGTGCGGCTACCACTTTCAAAGCCGCGCCATTACTGGTGTCGCCATGTGCGGATGTATGTTCGGCCCCATGTGCGGCTTTATGTGCGGGTAAATCGTCGTTTTTTTGAGCATATTCAGAGTAATTTGTGATGGTGATCACCCTGCCTTTTTGCTTCTCACCTTCGATGGTGATCATCCCCTCCCTGACGAAAACCGCCAGCATGCGCTCCACGGCATCGCGGCTTGCCGGGTTGCCCTTCCGATCGCATAACTGAAGGCCTAAATCAGCTGCTGTGACTACCAGTTGCCCGGGTTGAAGATGCCAGTCATGACCTTTGAAGCGGGCCATGAAGGGCTTTCTAGCGGCGTTAAGAAGCAGGTTCTCCCAGAGGGTTCTGAGGTAGACGTCTTTAGCCCATGCTTGCTTCAGCACGCTCCGGTACAACGGGATGTAGCCAGATTTCTGGTTTTCCATCCTGTTGCTCCTGAGTTGCCCCGGGGCGGTGCCCGGGAATTTGAGAATTTCTGCTGTATTCACGCTTCCTCCCAGCCGCTGTCACGCATTAAGGTTTTCTGCTCGCCGATGATGGCAAGCACCTCTTCAATCGCCGTAGAGGGCACTGTGAGGCGGTTATTTTCGATTTCCGCATCAACCAGCAACTCAGCCAAGCGGCGGGAACGTGCTGGGGATAGCTGAGGGATGGCAGCGCTGCGGGTGAGTTTGCTTTTACCTGCTGCCTTGGCCTTGTCCATCTGACGGGCCGCTACGGTTGGTGCTTGAGCTCCGTGCTCCCGGGATAGGGCCACCGTGGTAGAAGTTGAAACCTCACCAGCTTTGACCATGTCGATCAGCTCATCGCCGCAGGAAAGGAGTTGCAGGTGATGATCGACATCGCCCACCGATCGCTTCACCATCTTCGCGATTTCAGCCGGTGTACGGCCCTGATTAACCAAGCGCTGGTAAGCCGCGGCACGCTCAAGAGGCGACAGCGCTTTGCCCTGACTGCTGGTAATCATGAAGGCGATGCGGTCAGCTTCAGACCCGACGAAGTCTTTGCACTCAATGCGTGCTATCTCAGTGCCAGATGCAGAAGCAGCCAGTGCGCCGTAGTAGCGGTGGTGACCGTCGATTATCTTGATGCCCTTCTCTGTGACCTGAACAGCAAGGGGAGGAACAAACTCACCTGCGATAAATGCATCACGAAATTCTTCAACGTGCAGTTGATCAATTTCGCGAACATTAAAGCCTGGTTCGACGTAGATTTCAGACAATGGCACCAGGAATGTCTTCTTCACGGTTGTCTCGGTTCCATTCTTGTCTTTCTGCTTGTAAAGCTGGGATAGTGAACTCATAATTACTCCTGAATGATTGTGTTGTTGACGTAACACAGTGTTTGGAAGGCCTTTGAAGTTACCGCTTCAAGGGCTTTTTCTTTTCTGGTGCCTCTCACATAACCCCCAACATCGACGTGACCATCGTCATCAACGGCCCTACCTGCTCCGGCATGAGGCGGAACAGCGAGGCTATACCTTCGCTTACCTCTTTCAGCTTCTGATGCTCTGGAGCGTCCAGCAGCACGGCCTGTTTAGCCTCAGCGAGTTCTTTCTCGGCTTCAGCCAGACGAGACATTTTGCAATCGGCACCGATAAGGCGAGTGCGATACTCAACAGGCAGCACGGCCATGATTGCGGGCGTCAGCTGGCGCACGTTCTCGCGGTACTGCTCGGAGTCGAAGCGATTATCCAGGAAGCGAAACAGTTTCTGGCGCGCCCGGCTGATGTCTTCCGGAAAGCTGATGGCGGTACCGCCCTGCTCCCGGTATTCGTTAATGATCAGCGCCGAAACGACGTCCTGATTGTCCAGCGCCGACGACCATGCCCGGACCGCATCGCGGATCTTTTCGTGGTCTGGCGCCGCTTTAGCTTGAGCGCGGTTTATCATCGCTCCCGGGTGTAATCCGGTATTGTGTTGATAAGTAAGTGATTGCATGTGCTATTCCTGATGTTCCTGCTTCTTGCTATGAGGAAAATCGCGGTATTCGACCGCCTTCACCTCGCCAGTAGGAAGCTTGTTGATAAAAATCTGACGACCAACCCTGATCGCTTTACTAATTGCCGTTTGGTGAACGCCGATGGCATCAGCTGCTTTGGCCTGACCTACCTCGCCAACAAACTCAGCTAAAGAAATTTTCATGTGGTTGCTCCATTGAGTGCATAACCAAACAATACCAGAAGTATTACACAAATCAATACTTGCGGTATTTTTAAAATATGAGCTTTGGTATTAATATCTGATAATGGAAAAGAAAAAGATTCTCACCCCCGCTCAAGTGGCTGATTCACAGCGTTTAAAAGCCCTTTACGAAGCGAAGAAAAAAGAACTGGGTATTACTCAGCAATCCATTGCGGACGCGCTGGACATTTCTCAGGGTGCCGTCGGCCATTACCTCAATGGAAGGAATGCCTTAAATACAGCGGTAGCATCGGTCTTTGCCAGGCTTCTTGGGGTTAGTGTCTCTGATTTCAGCCCGTCACTTGCGAAGGATATCTCTGATATGAGCTCGGTGGCGTCGGAAAATACTTCTTTCGCAGGGCATTATTCACCTGGCTCAAAATATCCGGTGATTAGCAAAGTTCAGGCGGGCGCCTGGTGTGAAGCGGTTGAGCCGTACACCCTAAAGGATATAGACCTTTGGCTTGAATCAGATGCTCACATTCAAGGTGAGGCATTCTGGCTACAGGTAGATGGTGACTCAATGACAGCACCGGCGGGTCTTAGCATCCCAGAAGGAACCTTTGTCCTCTTCGATACTGGGCGCGAGGCGATCAACGGCAGTCTGGTAATAGCAAAGCTATCCGATTCGAACGAGGCAACATTTAAGAAGTTAGTGATCGACGGTGCGCAGAAGTACCTGAAGGGTTTAAATCCACAGTGGCCATTGGTAGCGGTGAATGGTAACTGTCGAATTATCGGTGTTGCAGTAGAGACGAAGATGCGGCTGGTGTGAGCGGAAAGATGTTCTGGTCAGCGCATGGTTGGTGAGTAGATATTGAGCGTCTATAAGCGCTCACATGACAATAATATTCAGGATGATATCAATCAGTGGCTAAAAAAGGTGACTTTAAGCCTACTCAGAAAGAGGTTGATCAGGCCATTTCTCGTCCCAAAAAAGTAACCTTTAATGGTGTTACTTGGAATGGTAGCGAGGGCCGCACTCCGATCTGGTTTAAGCTGGATCTCAAGGCTTTTGATGATAATGGCAATCCAATAACTGGCGTAAGATTCATGCTGCATTGGCGCGCACCTATCGTTGAAGGTGTTGATATCGTGAAGCTTTCTTTTGTCATTTTTTTTCATGATAAGCGAATTTATGCTCTCGACCCATACCCAGCTGATAACAAGCCTCACCGCAATAGATCTATAATTAATCATCCGGACTTTGTTGAGGTTGCTCGCGGCCCGCACTATCACATGTACTTCGAAGCGGCCGGTGAGGAGATAGCACTAAAACTCGATACCGACATCAGCCCGGATGACTTTTTGGGCTACTGGAATTATTTCTGTCGGGCGCTTAATATCACTTATGAAGGCCAACCGCCTTTACCAAATCAAGACAAATCAGGTCAGCTATCATGGGAAATGTAACGTGTTCAACAGTAATATCTAAGCTCGGGTTTGAATGCCACCCAATGAGCGACACGTTGCTGCGCGTTGTTAGCCCATTTACTTACTATGACGATAGTGAGCATATAAGCGTATTTGTTCAGGAAATGAGTGGTCAGTATAGGATCACCGATTACTGCGACACGTTAATGAACATTGAGGCTAGAGGCATCCACCTGACGAAAAAGAAAATTGACTTGATAAGGTCATCTCTCGCATCGCAGGGCATCACTCTGAATGATTCTGGCGAAATATCCGCCTGGGCCGATGAGCTTTCTGTTGGGCAGGTTACGGCTAGCGTCATAAGAGGTGGACTGCTGGCATCTGCTCAAACCGCTGATTGGTATGCGGAAGTTAAAGATGATAAGTTTGAAAAATGCGTGATTAGTTATCTAAAATCCGTAGGACTTGGTACAAGGTTGGCACTAAAAGAGAAGGTGCGGGGCATTAGCGGGCATAACATCACCGTTCCATTAACCTTAAGAAATGAGTCTCCACTTGTAGCTCCAAAGCGAGGGTTTACAGTCAGCTTATCCAGCAGTAAAGGCTGGAATACTGCTCACTCAACTGTGGGGAAAATAGTGGATTTAAGCCAGGCAGTCCCAGCCATAAGCAATAGATTTGTGATTGTTGATAGTGATGGCTTAACACCTGAATTACAGCAGTTATCATTGCTTTTCAATGACACAGCTTTAGTGCTCCCTTTCCACAGCAGGGACACCTGGATAGAATCACTCGTCGCCTAAACTAACCCGGCCACCGCGCCGGGTTTTTTATTGCCCACCCATAAAGCTATCCCCCATTCTGCCGATAACTATCCAGCCTGAAGCTGATAACAATAACTATCGCAACACTACCTGCCCGCCCGTGCGGGCTTTTTTATTGCCCTTTCCGCACTATCTCAGCCGCATCCCTGTTCACGCCCTTCCCTATCACGTTTCCTGTTTCCTTCCGGTACTGCTTCAGCTTGTCGATGATGTTTTGCTGGGTCATGGGTAAATCAGCCAGTGACAACTCCATGACCGCCCGCCCCATCGCCTGAATTTTCATGCTTATACGCTCTTCATCCAGAACCATGCACATCCCTCCTGCTGTTTTTTTAAGCGTAGCACTGGTATTTACAAAAATAAAATCACATCAAATTCATACTCTTAGTATTAATCAAAGATTTATTAATACTAGCGGTATTGCTATATATTAATACCGCTAGTATTGTTAACTCATCGAAACGAAACATCGACAGCTGAGCGAAGTTAGCCAGCGGCGGACAGCAAGTCGCCTGCTCATTAAGAATTCAGTCAAGCAGCAAATCACCCGGAGCGCTCCTGGCAAATTGAAATGGCGCCCAATGGGATTGAGGCAGGTGTGTAACGCGTGGCGGGTATAGCACACGAAGAGGACTCCGCACCGGAATGGTTTGCTGCTCAGTTCCCGAACATCGGGGAAGCTTTACCAGCAGCTCTTTGCGAGGGGCTGACGGCAAATCTACTCCACTTATTTGAGGTGATGGTGATGGATATAAAAAACGATGAAGTAGCGATGTTTAAAAGCAACAATGGCGTAATTTTAGCAGCTGACGCAGCTTATGCTGCTGCTGAAGAAGCGGTTAAAGGGGCATCAGATGACCACTGGTATCGGCAGAATTTGATAAAGGCAGCACTGGAGACTGCCCTGGCATCAGTTATCGTTTTATAGCGATCCCAAAAGGCGTAGGTGCTTCTGCTTTGTACTTTTCCTTTGCTGCTTCACGACAGGCAGGAAGCAAATCAGCAATGCGCTCAATTAAAGCTTCTGGCGTGTTGGCGGATGGGTCTTTTACTGCAAGCGCCAGCGCTAAATCATATGCCACTGATTCCTCAGTTCTCTTTCCTGCAAATACATTCATGGACATAAAGAAATCCTTTTATTGACTGTGGAATATCCAGTCTACGGCATTCCTTTGACTGTGGAAAGTGAAGGAAATCACGCGCCGGGCGTGGCTAAACATCCCGGCACTCATTCAAGTTGAGGCTGCCAGGTAGGCGGCCTTTTTCATACCTGGAGTTATTTACGAGTGACTCAAGTTATGACAACCGGCGGCCATCCACCGCCAGTTGAAACTCGGAATAAATGCAATAAATGCGTTGAAGTCTTGTATTAACCGTTCCGTTCGCCGCGATAAGGCCAAGAGGAAATCATGGTAAACCAGCAGCAGATCAGAGAGGCCCAGCGACTCGCTTCGTTCGCGGTACTCCATCGCAATGCTCCGGCATGGGAAGAAGCAAAGCGCCTTTACGCCGTCGCCATTGGGAGGACTCTTCACTGATGGGAACTTTATTCGCGCTCGTCCTGACCGTGGCAATGACAAACGGTGATTATCAGGATGTCATTCTCGGCGTTTACGACAGCCAGCAGGAATGCAGCCAGGCAGCTACAGAGCAGAAAGTGTCAGCTGAGTGCTGGCCGGTAGAAAGCATTCTTCGCAACGGCGAGTTCCCGGCGAAAGACATCGCGCAGCACTAACCACCCTATTCAACCGATCGGCCTGGCTAAAAGCGGGCGGGATCTGCACATCCAAATTTCAGGAGTTCAGCCATGAACGCATACCTCACTTACGACCGCATCGAAGATCGGCTGTGGGTTGAACAGCAGCTCACCGACGAGAAGGAAAAGTGGATCGACGACCGGGCGCAGCAAATCATCGACATGATGCCAAAAGAGCCGTCCGGCCTCTTCCATTTCTCGGTCCCGATTGACTCCAGCCCATACGAAGGACTTCGCAGCGATAAAGCTGGCGAGGCCTACAACGATTTCATTTCGGCAGTTGCTTACGCCCAGGCGGAATACGACTGGGAACACCTTACCGGCTGCCCGTTTTAAGGATGCATGAAATGTCTGAAACTAAAACTCACTACCGAAAAGCTTTTGACTCCCCTTACCTGAGCAGCGCCGATATCGTTGAGCCAACGGTGCTGACGATCGCCCGGGCAACGTTAGAAAACGACAAAACAAAAAAATCCAAAGACGTTTTTAACACCGCTTATTTTGAAGAGCGCGAACTGCGCCCCGGCGAAAAGCTTAAGCCGATGATTTTGAATGCAACCAATAGCAAGATGCTGAAAAGCATCACCGGATCCCCCTTCCTTGAGGATTGGGTAGGCGTGAAGGTCACTGTTTACGTCGATAAAAATGTCCGGTTCGGAAAGGAATCGGTTGAAGGTCTCCGCTTAAGCCCGGCGCGCGTCACAAAGCCGGTGCTTTCGCCGGATAAAACGCAGGCATGGAATAACGCCAAGGCAGCCTTCAAACGCGACGGAAACCTTGATGCAGTGCTGGCGAGAATGGACATTTCTCCGGAGCATCGCCGCCAGCTTGAACAGGAGTGTTCATCATGATCTGGCACGACGTCGAGCAAAACGGTGAAGAGTGGGATGCTCTTCGCCTGGGTAAGGCCACCGCTTCAAACTTCGGTCTGATCATGGCTAACGATGGTAAAGCGTTTGGCGAACCGGCCAAGCGTTACGCTCTACAGTTGGCTCTGGAGCAGATTAAGGGGTGCAGGTCTGAGTTTGGCTTCTCAAACGACCACATGGAGCGCGGGCACGAACAGGAACCAATTGCCCGCATGCTGTACGAAGAGATGAACTTCGTCGACGTGGATAACGGCGGGTTCTTTGATCACGAAACGTATGGTGACAGCCCCGACGGCCTCGTTGGCCAGGACGGGCTCGTTGAGATTAAGTCGGTCATTGCCGCCACCCACTACTCCACCATCACCCGCGGCTCCTTCGATCCGGCATACAGATGGCAACTGGTCGGTCACCTTGATTGCTCAGGCAGGGATTGGGTGGACTTCATCAGCTACTGCTCAGACTTCCCGGACGGTAAGCAGCTCATCGTCTATCGCCTTACAGCTGCTGAATGTGAATCAGAAATAGCCCGGCTTCGCGCGCGCAGAAAAGACTTCCTCGAACTTGTTGCGGACACGAAGCGCCGCATTCTGGAGCTCGAATGAAACGCACACCTTTCTATCGCAGGCCCGGGCGAACCGGGCAATTCTCCGGACTCCGTGAACGCGTTATCTGGATGATTCAGACGCGCGGCCGCCCGGTAACCGGTAGCGAAATCGCAGAGAAGTTTGGCGTAACTCTCATCGAGTTTAACCGGGTTGCCAACGGCATCACCCGCGGCACCGGACAGATAGCGCAGATCGTTGAGTCGGAAAAGTGGATCAACGAGGACGGCATCTGCGACCGGACTTTCGACCTGGTAACTAAACCAAAGGTCGTAACGCCGCAAGGTAAATCGCGGCTGTTCACCCGGCGCGCCATAGAGCAGTCACGGGAAGGCCGACGGCAGGAGTGCATTGAACGTGCCGCCCGGCGTCGCCGCCTCATTGCTCAGGGCCTCTACATCGACGAAATGGAGTCAGTGCTATGAAAGCGTGGTCTCTCGAAGAGCTGGCGCTGCTGTGGCGACACTCAAACGCTGAAGTCGCAGAGATTACCGGCCGCAGCATTGAAGAGGTCGGAGATAAGCGGCTGCAAACCAATATTGAGCGTAATGGCTGGGATGTTAACGATCCGGAGCGGGGGGAATCATGACCGATTACACCGGAAGTAATACCCCAGCGGATCAGCGCGACCTCTGGCGCACTCCACCAGCCCTCTTCGCCTCCCTTGATGCTGAGTTCTGCTTCCAGTTGGATGCCGCCGCGGCGCCGCATAACGCGCTGTGCAGGAAGTTCATCACTGCCGAGCAGAACACGCTGGAAACGCCATGGGCTGATTACCTGAATGTTCCAGGCTACGTCTGGCTCAATCCACCATATAGCGACATCACACCATTCGTTAAAAAGGCCGCAGCTGAAAGCGCCAATCAGATCGGCACGGTGATGCTTGTCCCAGCTGACACTTCGGTTGGCTGGTTTAGGGAGGCAATCCAGACCGCCAGCGAGGTTCGCTTTATCACCGCCGGGCGGCTGGCATTTATCAACCCGGTCACCGGTAAGCCAGTCAGCGGCAATAACAAAGGGTCGATGCTCATCATCTGGCGACCGTATCCGCGTACACACTGCCACTTCGCAACTGTGGACCGGGACGAACTGATGGCTTTCGGGGCGAAACTTCTCGCCCGCCGGGAGGCCGCATGACGCCAGAAAAAGACAACGCCGTCCGCGCCGCCTGCCGCCGCTGCACAGAGGAAATACAGCAGGCCATGCGCAAGAAGCCAAAGCCAAACTGGAACGAAACGGTACCTCCCATCATCAACAAGCATCACAAGAAAATTGAAGCTCTGGGAGTTAGCCTCCTGGAGTTCGTCGTATACACAGGGCGGCTTAATCGCCGCTTCGGAGTTGAATCCTGAAGGTTGAAAAAAGCGATGTTCTGGCGTTTACCATTTCAGATGTTGAACGCCTCGACCCGGTAAGGGTGATGATTGAAAACTATGAGCCCGGTAAGGGGCGCATCACCATCACCTGCTTCGGTAAGGCCTGGACCGGTGCCTGGTTTGCTATGGGCGGTGATACCGTGCAGGACTTCATTAAGCGCGTCAGCAATGAGTACCTTATAGGCTATTTCGACCCGCAACTGCAAAGCACGGTGGATGATGACAACGACGCCAACCTTGAATTCGTCAAAGGTGAGATCATCAAGCTCCGGCGCCAGCAGGAAATCGATGCTGATGATGCCAGGGAAATGTGGGAGGAGGCAGAGGGTGCTGAGGATGTGAAGGCTAACTGTTGCGATTGCCGAGTCGGTGAGAAGTTGCTGAAACTACTTGGTGATGATCCGTGGTATGCCAGATGGCCGGCAGTGCCAAATCACAATTATCAATACCTTGAACGCATCATCGACGCAGTACGCGGCGGGATCGCAGAACTGGAGCGTGCCGCATGAACAGAGCCTCACCAGTTGATTTGAGAAAAAGCCTCGAAATAGCCAACCAACTGGCGCACATCGGGATTCGCTTCGTGCCTATCCCGGTGGCTACCGAGGAAGAATTCCAGACGCTGACCGCCGAGCTATCTCAGCGGTCAGCGTCTGGATGTCGAAGCCGAAAAGAATGAAGGCGGTGCAACATGAAGGCACTAATCACCAGGTCGCTTAGTCGGCCTTTTTTATTGCTGGCGTTCACATTCAACCGAATTAACCGACAGTTCCGGGAGCATTGATCATGAGTAATAAGTGTACGTTGGATGGAAATCTCATTAATCGCTGCGACATGCTGGCTAAGGCTCTCGAGTATGGAAACCCATCATATCGATCGAAAGGCGCGTTTATCCCTGAACGAGTGAATTTCAACACTGGCAAGCCGGCAATCGATATTGCACAACTACACTCCGGCGAGTATGTCGGACGTGGCATCGCTATGAACTTCTGCCCCTTCTGCGGGGAGAATCTTAAGACATGGGAGCAGTGATTATGCCCGACATCATCGACACAGCAGCAGAGATTGAAGAGCTTCAGCGTAACGCCGCCCTTTCCGCTCACCGAGTAAAACGCAACGCCGTATCAGCAGAGTATTGCGCGGAATGCGACGAACAAATTCCCGAACCGCGACGCGCTGCCGTTCCCGGCTGCCAGACGTGCGCGGAGTGCCAGGGTGTTATCGAACTGAGGAATAAGCAGAGGGGGATCCAGTGAAAGAGCGTGGAATGATTTTTAATGGCGAGATGGTGCGCGCCATCCTCGACGGCAGGAAGACACAGACGCGGCGCATCATGAAAGTTCAGCCGTCTGATGGCTTCCATCCAACGCATAACGGTTACGATCTGGATTTAAACGCACACTGGTACACGCCTGGCGTGGTCGATAAAAACGGATACCTGCAGCCTGCAAAGAAAGATGTGTTTGGCGTTGCAGATGAGAATGAAGGCTACACCTGCCCGTTCGGTGCCGTCGGGGATCGCATCTGGGTGCGCGAAACGTGGGCTGAAGCTGGTGCTGGCACGCCGGACCTGAAACTTTATCGCGCGGATTACCCTGAGCACGTTCCAACTCATTACGAGAATGTGCCGCCGGCTGATGAAATACGCTGGACGCCTTCGATTCACATGCCGCGCTGGGCCAGTCGTCTAACTCTGGAGATTACCGGCGTGCGTGTTGAGCGACTTAGAGATCTGAGTGAGGACGATGCCAAGTCAGAAGGCATTACTCCGCCTTCCGGCGGGGTTCTTCCCGGATGGGAATATCGCATTAACTTCCGTGACCTTTGGATGAGCATCTACGGTGCCGACAACTGGGAAGCTAACCCATGGGTTTGGGTTATCGAATTTAAGGTGGTGCCCAATGTTCAGGATAATCCAGCCTAATACCTGGTACGCCGATGATTTCGGCGCGCCATGCAAAATCCTCCGCGCTACCCACGAAGTCATCCACTACATCCGCAACGGTCGCACCTGCATCGCCAGCATGGGACGCTTTCAACATGAATTCGAGCCGCTGATCAAAGCGCAGGCCGAGCGGATCGCCGAAGAAATCGAAACAGCAGAACATCTGAAGAAGCTGCGCTCCCAGCGTGCGGCATAAGGAGAACTATGAGCACCATTCAGGACATCCGAAACCAGTTATCAACTCTGGTCACCGAGGCGCACAAGGTTGCATGCGCCCTCGATATCGGTGACGAGCGAACCGAGGCTTTCGAGCTATACGAAGCGCTTCGTCGACTTCAGCGCCAGGGTGCCGCTGGAGAGGTTCTATCAGCAACCAACCCGCTTCTCGCCTCGCCATATTACGACGAGGACTGGGAGGAAGATGAAGACGACTGACGCAACTGATAGCCAGTTGTGAGCTGGCTATTGGGTGCGAAAGCACTGCTCCGTTATCCCTTTTGCCCGGCCCCGCGCCGGGTTCTTTTTTGCCTGGAGGAAATGCATGGTTGAGGCAAAAACACTGACAGCCCGGCAGGCGGCAGAACTGCTGATCACCTCGCCGAGAACTGTCTATCGGCTCATCGACTCAGGCCAGCTGGCCGGGAAGAAGATCGGGAACAAATACCGCACAACCGACGTTGCCTGTATTGCGTATTTACATGACCCGCGCGATCCTGTTTCCGCGAGCGCGGGTGAACATAAAGGAGAAATTTTATGTCAATCACCCTCAGAGGCGGCATCTGGCACTGTCATTTCGTTACGCCGTCAGGGAAAAGAATTAGACGATCTCTTGGTACGGGGGACAAGAAACAAGCTCAGGAGTTGCACGACAAGCTGAAGGCAGAAGCGTGGCGGGTTGATAAAATTGGAGAGCTGCCGACGAGGACGTTTGAGGAATGTTGCATCAGGTGGATCCGCGAGAAGGAGCATAAGCGGTCACTTGATGACGATAAGACCAAAATCGAATATTTCCTGCGGCATTTCTCCGGCCGGGATATTTCGACCATCACGGCGGACCAGGTTCATGAAGCTGTTTCGAAGATGGTCAACCGTAAGCATATTCAGGTCTGGGAGTCGCGCCGGGACGCGGCTATACGGCGGGGGGAGGAACCGCCTCCGTATGTTGAGAAGCCGGTAAGCCAGGCCACAAAGAGCCAGCACCTTTCGTTCATGCGATCTCTGTTCAAGGCTGCGGCAAATGACTGGGGCTGGATTAAAACGGCCCCGGTTATAAAAACCAAAAAGCCGATCAGCAAACGCATCCGATGGCTGACCAGGGACGAGGCAGAAAGGTTAATTGCCTGCATGCCGGAGTCGATAAAGCCGGTGGTGATATTTGCACTGGCAACCGGCCTGCGCCGCTCCAACATAATTGATCTGGAGTGGCAGCAGGTCGATATGCAGAGAAAGGTTGCATGGGTAAATCCGGAGAACGCGAAGGCGGGCAAGGCTATCGGCGTAGCTCTGAATGATACCGCATGCAGGGTGTTAAGGGATCAGATCGGGAAAAGTTCCAGGTGGGTATTCGTTCACACGAAGCCATCAACGCGACCGGATAAAACCGTCACTCCGGCTGTCCGAAAAATGCGAGTGGATGACAATGTCGCCTGGCGCATTGGACTGGAAAGAGCGGGTATAGAGGACTTCCGTTTTCACGACCTCCGGCATACCTGGGCGAGCTGGTTAATTCAGTCCGGCGTGCCGTTGTCCGTTCTGCAAGAAATGGGCGGCTGGGAGTCCATCGAAATGGTACGTCGATACGCTCACCTGGCACCGAACCACTTAAGCGAACACGCACGGAAAATTGATGCCATTTTTGGCAACCATGACACAAATACGACACAAGGAGAAAATCAGGCTGGCTTGAAACTGGCGTAAGCGCCTGTTTTTAAATGGCACGCCCTGTAGGATTCGAACCTACGACCTACGGCTTAGAAGGCCGTTGCTCTATCCAACTGAGCTAAGGGCGCACGGAGAAGAGTGTACTTCGCGGTGGTGAAACGCCTGGAATTATACGGTCAATGCGTAGTGAGTCAATGCCTTTTCCGCCTTCTCTGGCGATAATGACTAGCTGATTGTAAATACGGCTGTTTTTTCAACATTTATCCCTCTTTTACGGGCTGCGAAAAGGCTTAGCCGCTTTTAAGTAACGCCTGCTGTTTTCCTGTTTACTTCACCTTCACACTGTCCAGCGGTAACCCGGCCGCCTGGAGGCTGGAAGTGAACAGGACGACGGAGTGACAGCGCCAGACCAGACAGGTTTTCCCTCGTGCGTGCAGCACATCTCACACGATATTACAGGCATTAAGCTTGAACCCATTGTCGCCCTCTCATCTTCGCGCACGGTGGGGGCCGAAGTGCTCAGCGTGCTGTCGCCGCATCAGCAAAACGAAAGCTTTTTCCAGGACTGGTCCGCCGCCCGGGCGCTTATGCTGCTGGAAGCACAGATCGCCGCGTTAAAAAACCCCTTCCCCTGTGACAACCTTTTCATAAATTTGCCGATAACCGTTCTGACCATACCGGAAATGTTTCAGCGTTTACTGCAACTTAACAGCCCACCGCTGAACATTGAACTCGTGGAGCCTGCCTCGTTCTTTACACTCTCAGACCCGGCGCGTCTGAGGGTGAGTTGTGCGCTTCAGCAGTTGACCGCGCGAGGACACCGGATCTGGCTGGATGATATTGATGAAGCGTCAGGACAAGCATTTTTATCCTGCCGCCTGCCATTAAGCGGAATAAAAATCGATAAGATCGCTTTCTGGCGTTTACGTGAAACGCCGGCGCTGACACAGCTGGTCACCCTTTGTTCAAAAATCGCTGCGAATGTGCTTATTGAAGGCATTGAAACAGAACGGGACCGTACTTGCGCGCTTCATGCTGGCGCGCGCTTCGGTCAGGGATATTATTGGCCATCCTGGAGATGGCAGGAGGACTGA